ATTATGGGAGATGTTGAGCAAACAGATAAAAAAGGAGAAAATGGTTTACATGATAGTATTCATCGATTTTCTTCTCTTAAGGAAGTTGGGCTGTGTTCTTTTCATAAAGCAGATATTGTGAGGCATCCATTGATAGGTAAGATTCTTGATATGTACACTTCATTTAATAAGGTACCTATAAAGGCTAATGGTGCTGAAGCTTCTAATGGAGTGGCACGCTTCACTCACTAGATAGATAGCCATAACTATTATAGTTATGAAAAGTCTATCTATTTATAAATTAAAGCAGGGTAACCGAGGTGCTTTTATTACATATCAAAAGTACCTCGATGTTACTACAGATGCCCATACAGCTATTTCTGAGTTTTCGTCTTATGATTCTGATATAGACTATGCACGATTTCAGCTTTTAAGAGACTCTATGAAGGAGGCCTTAAAAAACAGAAAAGAAGTGTTTGGTCTATCAGCTCAGCAGATCGGAATACCGGCTAGTGCTGTATATATAAAGTATAGACCCGATTATCATAAAGAGGGAGAAATATTTTTAACAGATCCAGAGATGCATTTAGCTGAAGGGGCTACACACAAATTCTTTCTGAAAGTAATTAAATGTCCAACTTCCCCAATTCCATACCACATAGGTGTCTTTTCTAGAGAACTAATTATATCTTCTAGCAATGGTGTTGAGTTCAAGGTAACTGAAGAACACAAAAAAGTTGACCCACAGTTAGAATTATCTGCCGCATTACAGACTGCAATCTGGGCAGATAAAGGATACGTAATAGGGGATAATAGCGAATTACTATTAAGCTATATAAAGACTTGTTTTTTTCTAGAACAAGATCGTAACTTTAAGGAGTCTTTTGACTGTATAATTCATAAAGATGAAATTGAAAGAATAATAAAGAATATAAAACTGATAGATGTTATTGGTTTTCATAAAACAGGGGCTCAAATAATTATTACTAATTTTATTAAATTGTTATGTAAATATCCCGATCAAGAGTGGATCCCTGTGCCGCCCATTAATATGCTTAAGGAGTATAATGAAAATGGGCCCTATTATTAAATTTAGAGTTCCTGGAAAACGGGAAGGAAAGCCTTATTATATTGATCCAACGGATGACAAGGATTTTAATCTGATAGAATATATACTTTCTATTTTTGATATACTAAGAATAGACAAAGTTGTACAAAAGAAATCATTAACAATAACTATTTATATGGGCCATTCAGATCCTATAGAGATTAAGCTGGAGCAGGATCGTTTCATCGATTCGAACAACTATAAGCTTGTTAAACAATATGTTAATACAGTTTATAGACAAATCTCTAAGCATTTGGCTATAGAAGATAAAAAATATAAGAGATATCACTCACGTGTGATGGCTGAATATAAATTTGAGGAAATGTTAGAAAGAATTGGCTTGTATATAGAGCCATAACAGTAATAAATTATATAGTATATTTAACAACGACAATCAGGAGATAAAATGAATTGCAACCTAATACCTAAAGGTAAAAAGCTAGTAATTAAAACAGAAGTGGCCTTGGATAAAACTGAATCCGGCCTATATATTCCCGACTCAGCACAAGATAGACCAAATATAGCAAAAGTAATGGTAATTGGCCCAGAAGTAAAGGGGACCAAAAAAGGAGAGACTGTTCTATTTGCCAAATATGCCGGTACTAAATTTGAGTACGAGGATGTAGAATATTTGTTGATAAACGAGGTTGATGTAATTGCTCAAGTAAAGGAGTAATCCTAATGCCTATACGGCGGTGGACAACTACTAAGGTTATCAATGAGATTTTATCTTTCCCAACCGATAAACGATATTCCTCATATATAAAAAAGCACAGAGAAGAGCTTTGGAAAGCAGGCGTTAGATACTTTGGCTCTTGGCAGCAGGCTATAAAAGCCTGTGGTTTAGATTATGAGGATATTGTCCGTTATGGGCCTCGAGGCTCTCCATCAAATAAAACAAATAGAAAGTGCTCTGAAAGTGCTTGTAATCGAAAACATCACGCAAAAGGATTATGCCATATTCACTATAATATTGATCGTCGATCTAGTCTGAGCGAGACATATCTATGATAGTTGTAGATACTTATTCCAATGGATCGTTTATACCTGTTTATTATGAACGTAAACATGTACGAACTTATATGGTACAGCAGCTAAAGTGCTCTTTGCTACTTAAGGAGGTGGATGGTTTTGAGATTGATTTAGATTCGCAGTATGAGTTGGAAATTCCTAGAGGAATACGAGTCCATAAGGACCTTAAAAAGTTTTTTAAAATTATCTCTGGAGACAATTATAGACTAATAGTGATTAAATGCTCCTCCTTACAGATAAAAAGGGGATCTTTTAACTCATCTAGTGGTGATATAATGTTTAAAGATATGATTCAATTGCCTCATATAATAGAGAAAAAATTGTTAGGATTAATGGAAAAGTGTTCAATAAGAAGTCAAGAATAATATGGCATACATAAGAAGAGAAAAGGTTAAAAGAGATCCTAAAGATATAGCTGGGGATCAAAGTGTAGTATCTACAGAACAACAACTGAAGGATTCTGTGGAAAAAATGGTACGTTTTGAAATGCCAACAGGAATTTTTGCCTCAGATGATCCTATTTTGGATTTGGCAGATGATTTAGAAACTTTGAAACTTTTAGAGGAAATGGAAGAGGCACTAGTTGATCTAGAGAAAATTGTAAATGACAAAATAGATGATATGAATATTCCTGTGGGGGCAGATATTCCAGGAGAAGTTAGCATTGACCCTGAAACGGGAGATGTTGTGGTTACTCCCAGTGAGGGAGCAGGAACTTCTGATGGACCAGGCTCAGGAGCAGAAATTGGGAATATGACTATACTAGAAGCCCTTAAAACACTTAATGGCGGTGTTTCTACTTCAAGTATTACTGGAGATTTATTTAAAACTGCGTTTGAATTAGTTATGGATGGGTCTATTCATGTAACTGGAATTGATCCGCTTAGGTTAATTTTCAATGACTTTGGTACTGATCCTGTTACAGGATTACCCTTAGCTCCAATGCCAAAACATACAAACGACTCGGCTAATGCCAATAGTGTTGCTGCAGCAAGAATGAGCTGTAGTGACCTAAAAGACCATAAAGATCAACCTGATATAGATACCGAAACAGGAGAGTTTATTAATCCCGATGTAGAACTGTCGAATATTAACACAGTTTTAGAAAAACAGAAACGTATTACCCTTTGGGATCTAGTAGTCAAACTAATGAACTTAATACTATATTTTATATTTAAGATTCCATATGATTTTTTAGGGAAGTTTAGGGGAAGAATAGTAAGGCGAGCAGTAAGGAGCCCAAGGAACTGGTGTAAAAGACAAATGGATAAGTATTACTGTTATGTAACAGGAGAGTGTGAGGATACAGACATATCTGATGAAGAATTTATGGATGCTAATATGGAACAACCTATAGACGAAAGTGCATTTGCAGGAGAGGAACCAAAACCTGACGTGGGCGCTGGTCTGGATTGTATTGTCGCTGCTGCCGCCGTCATGTCGTATGCTACTAGTAGTATGTCTACTAATGTAGATGCAAAAGCATACTCTAATGCTAAAGAGCAAAGACAGTATCATGAGTCGATGAAACACGGAGAAATAATGAATATAAAAAATAAATTATTGCTCAGATTTCGTATAGAGGAATTAGATTCATCTACTAAAGGAAGTCCAAGAGATCGTAGAAGATTTTATGGAAAAAGAAGAAAAAGTTATCCATGGTAATGGACATAGATAAATTAAGTAGACGAGAGGTTTACTTTGGAGCTTATCGAATAGAATGGTCTGATCAAAAGATAGTACTTGACTGCGTCTGTGGAGAAAAAGATGTAGAAGTGTTTTCAGATCAATTTAGTTATTGTCCAAAATGCTCTAGACGTTTCTCTATACAGGAGATAATAAAAATGGAAGAACCTATGCAAGGAGAAGAATAAATGGCATTTATAAATGTAAATAAAGTGGATGTTAGTTTTGTGGAAGAAACCTCACAGGGCAGTGTATTAACTGCTCATATAAATAGTAGAATTGCGTCGTTGGTTTCTGCTAGTGGAGGTTCTGCTAGATTTAATTATGCACGGACAGATGTATCATATATAAAGGAACAAGTAATAATTCCTAATATAGGGGCGGGTACTTGTTCTGATACCTCTTACACTGGTACAATTACAACTCAATCAGCATGTGAAGCAGTGTCTGGAACATGGATACCTGAAGTTATGACAATATTTCCATATTTTCTGGTTACAATTTCCTATATACAGGTAACTGGATCTGCGTGATGGTTCGTAAATTATTTATTACAGAAGATATTACAGCAACCTCTGGGGATGGAGTTAAAGATAATTCTCTTATTAAAAATATTGTAGAGGGAATTTCTTCTTTAGATAATTGTAAAAAAGAACCTATACATGTTTTTTTAGATACAGATGGTGGTAATATAAAAACTGCTCTATCTATTTATGATTTACTTAGAGCTTGTAATGCTCCTATTCATACTTATGCTATGTCAGAAGTAAGCTCTGCTGGAGTATTAATATACCTAGCAGGGAAGAAGAGATATGCCTTTAAGCATACGGAATTTATGACCCATCCTTCATCATTATCAATAACAGCAAATTCCTTGGAGATACAAGAAACACTTAATATGTTATTGGAACAAGGAAAAAAGGTAGAAAGAATATTTAAGAATCGTTTGAGTATGGGTAAAAAGAAGTTTAATAGTTTGCATAGCTCAACAACTTGGATTGATAGTATTTATGCTAAAAAATTAAGAATAGTTACTGATATTATTGATAAAATTCCGTTGGAGTTATTGTCGGAGGAACAGGAAAAACTTGAGATAGAGGGCATGTTGGTAGATACCTTGGCAGATAAAATCATAGAAAAAATAAAAGAGGACAGGTCAGATGACTAATACATATATAATAGATTGTGTTGACACAACAGACTCATGGAACAACTATCAGAATATAGATAAATTTTTTGTAGCAGTTAATAAAGTACCTTTGCTTGTAACACTTTCTACTGCGATAGTAGAGTTAGATTTGTGCTCTGATATTTATATAGCATCAATAGCAACAAAACCACTTAGTGTTGCTGGGTCTACTCAGCTATTGATTGATGATTCTACTGAATATGGAAGTTTTAGCTCTTGGCTTAAGTCTTATGAAAAGTGGAATAAAAAGGGATCTACTATTTTTTTAACAGGAGGAACTTATTATACACCTTTGTCAATGGATAGTATCTGTACTAATGTTGTTGAAGAACTTGTAGTTTATGGTAGAAAATTTGGAAGTAAATTTGGAATATCCGATAGATCAGAGATATATGGTTTAGCATTTTCATCGGACAGGCATAATGATATTAGGGATGCAATGACCAAAGTCGTAGCACAATGTAGTAATGGTGATAGAAATATACTTACTTTAAAGGATACATTAGAATATATTGAATCTTATAAATGGGTCAACTTAGATGATGCTACACAAGAAATAAAAACTCCAAAGGAGTACCATGCTCTAATGAATACTTTAGAGTTGTTGAAACTGTAATGAAGTTTATAAAAGATTATCAACAACTGCCGCAACCAGTACAAGTAATGGTAGTTAATTTCTTAAAGGGAGACGTTAATGAACCTGAAGTATACGAAACTACTTCGGATGAGTATGATCATTTAGCTAAAACAGATCAAGTAGTTACTCAGTTATTGTATTGGAGAGCCTATCATAAATTTTATGCAGTACTTGTGGGAGATGCACAACGTAAGGTTCAATCAAAACATGTAATACATGATCCTTATTATAAGCCGTGTAGCATCCTTGCTTTTTATGAAGTTGATGAAGCAGGAATTAGATTATGGAACAAAAAGTATAAAGAGAAATCCTTAGATCGTAATATTTTAGAGTTTGAGGAATAACATAAAAGAATTAAAAAGTAAAGTTTGTGCGTACTTATCGAAGCAAGCTACCTCTAGTTTGTTAAAGTATAGAGAGTTATTTATATTTAAAGAAGTTCTGGGACATTTAGGTCCTGATTGCAACTATCTAGTAGGATGTATGGAAGCTATTATTAAAAATAAGGAATTATGGACGAAGCTAAAACCAAAGATATAAAGCAAAAGAATGACATATCTAGGATAGAGGAGGTTTCTAAGGCTCTTGAAAAAATAAAAGACAATGAACAAATAAAGTTAAGTTTATTACCAGAGTCTTCAGAAGTTAATCGAATCCTTAGTGCGTATCCTGTAGAGCAACGTGAGGATATTGAGCTAACTAAGGAGCAAGTATTAAAGTTATTACGGAACTCTAAGATTTCAACTTTTGGGGTAAATAATACCTTACCTCTTATCTGTAAGCAGGAGGAGTGTCAATTTGAAAGTATCTGTGTTTTTCAACAAATGGGAATTGCTCCACTTGGGGAAAGGTGTCCAGAAGAAATTATGTACTTAGATTCAATGGTACCTCAATTAATTACAGATTTTGGGGTAGATTTGGAAAATTATTTAGAAGTAAACATGGTACAAGAATATGCATCTGCATTACTTGATAAACGGAGGGCTGATAAAATGATTGCATTAGAAGGAGATGTTAAAGAAGTGGCTACTGCAGTTGTGCAGGCTACCGGAACTATAATCTATAATGATCAAGTGACCCCTTATGTAGATATAAAAGATAAATCGACTAGAAAATTGTCCTTAATTAGAAAAGAGTTATTAGCTACTAGAGAACAACGAGCTAAGTATAAGCTTACCGATACACACGATCCGTCTACTAGGGCATCTGATATTAAGAAAAGATTTTTAGAAATACAGGCACGAGAAAAAGACCGTGTACAGGAAGAACAACAATCTATTGACAAAGCCTTTGAGGATACCAAATAATGCCTAAATTACCAGATTCCGGATTACTTTCACAGATTGCACAGGGTTTTAGCGCTGCGGCAGGACCTAGTAAACTTATAGGAGGAATGGCTATCTTTGGAGGAGGTATATTTACTGCATCTGCTTTACAACAAACTAGTATGCCTATGGTAGGTAGTTCTATGAGTAGAGAAGAGTTAGAAAACCTAAGACAAGCAGGAGGTATTTCAGGTACTTGGTCTCGTCTAAAAGCAGTAGCAGCTGTTGGGGCGATGCACGGTGCGTTTGGAAAGTCCCAGAGCCTTACACAATCTTTACTTAGCGGTACAGGAGGTGCATGGAAAGGCACAACTGAGTATGTAACTTCTAGGGGAGCAGATTTATTTAAAGCTACACAAGAGTTGCCCGGTGTTAAGACTGCAGCTACTATAGGAGGAATAAGTGGAGTTTTACTAGGAGGGCTGGTTGGTTTAAAATTTGGAGGATTAAAACGTGCAACATCAGGGGCTATTATAGGGGGGCTTTTAGGAGGCGTAGCGGCTGGAACTGGGATGGCCAAAGTAGATCTTGCTGTATCAAGAACAGTTATTCAGGCTAGAAAAAATGTGCTATCAAAAGGAAGAGCAGCAAGAATGTCTAATAGAGTCAAGTCTGGGGGACCGGGCTATAGATTATGGGCAAATAGAATGAGAGGTGCTGTTCCTATGGGCAAGCCTGGTCATTTAGGAATGAATGGAGCTTTGCCTTTTGCTATGCATAAAGCTAGAAATAGGAGTACTGTATAATGCCAAGCGTTGCATCTTCTACTATGTTTCCAGGTTTATCGTTCGCTGATAGGTACGGAGCTGCTATAGTTAGTGGTGGAGGAGCTTTTGGCGCGCAAGCTGTTACTGGTATTAATCCATTAATGGCAATTACTCCAGGACCTATTGTAGCGGCATCTTTAGGGATGTTAACGCTTAATCCTGTGTCAGCTGCTGGAAGAGTTTGGAGTGGTGTTACCGGATGGAAAGGAATATTTTCTAAAACAATACCTGGACTAAGCTCTACCTGGGAGTATGGAGGAGCTTGGGGGTACAAAACACTATTAACCGGACTTGGAGACACACCAGTTGCCGCTAGCATGTGGGCTAAAGCTTCCTTAGGAAATGTTGTATTGTCTGCAACAGAAGCTCTTGGTATGTTTCTTAGAGATACAGCTGGAATGCAGTCCAGTACCATTATACAAGCGATGTCTAATGCACGGAGATTAGGACTAGCTGGAATGCTCAATGTTACAGAAGGTGGAGCACAAGCATCGACAGCTGCAGCTATGAAACACAAGTGGGCTTATTATTTAGCTGGTAGAGATCCAATTGCAGAAAAGGCTGCTGGTAATTTATCAACAAAGATATTAGGCGATAACAAGAGTAAAATTGTTGGAACAGCTTTAAAAAAAGTAGGAGGGAAAGGTTCGCTTGCTATATCTCCCTTAGCAGCTGCTACGGGGGTAACAATAGCAGGAGGGTTGGCAGGTAAAGCCTTAAGCGTTGCTAGTGGTGCTTATAGTTTGTATACTATTTATCAAATTGGTGCCTTAGCAGGTGGATGGGCCTTTAAGACTTCAATAGCTGGCATGGGAGAAGCAGCAACATCCATTATGACTTACTTGGATGAAATAAATAAACCTAATATGGGTAGAGGTCGAATTCCTACAGCTCTTCTAAGTGACGGAGCTGCAACCGAGAGACAAAGAGCAATAAGAGCAAGTTATGCTTCAAAAATAAATCCAGCAAATAGAATGTATGGAAATGAAGCTCAATATCATCATTCGAGGTAACCATGGCTGTAATAGTTATAAGGAAAAAAAAGGAATCCTTTGAATCTTTAATGAGGAGATTCAAAAAAGCTTATATAATAGAAGGTGTAGATTTAGAAATATATGAAAGACAGCATTTTGTTAAACCAAGTGAACGCCGTAGAGTACGAAAGAGAAAGCCGTGGGGCAGATAGTTGTATCTAAAAATCAGTTACTTATTAATAAAAGCGGTAAAGTTCTCAAAGCGGGTGAATTAGATAACGACCATCCTCTTTTTTATTTAACTACTACTGGATTTAAATCTACGAATAACTTTAAAATATCAAATGTTAAGTGTTCTTCTCTTTTTAAATACTCTACATCACACGGAAGAACCCTAAGCGTAGCTGAAGATACAAAAGTAATCAGGTCACTAGGTAAGCACTTTATAGATTTAAGCTCGGCATTTGTAGATAATTACAGAAAAATACATTACTGGTTACGAACATTAGTGTGTACAAAGCTACCCGTGTTTGGACAGGTAACGCTTAATAAAAAAGATATAAGTTATTTATGTAGTTCAATTCTTTTTAAGCAACACACTATACCTAATCAACATAGGTACTTCACACAAACATTTCCCCATTTTTTATCAGAACTAACAGATAAATCATTGTCCAGAGTCTTCACATACTTAACTAAGTGTAATCGTATTAAGCATATGGATGAAGATAGCAAAGATTTTCTTATTATGTTATGTTCTCGTGTAGGAATTGATATTAATGGAAAGGTTCTTGGGCATCGATCTTCTGTAAAGAGCGGGAGTTTGATTTTGAATAACGTTACTGATAAGATAACTAGACACGAAGTAATAACGCCTATAGAGCGTATAGAATCAACTGAAGCTATTAAAATAGAAAGTGAGATTGATAATTTGTTAATAGGAAGCATTTTGTGCAAAATTTAAAATTAACAGAAGATGAACTTATAGAAGCTAAGCTTTTAGCTGATCCTGCTTATTTTGCAGAGGCATACCTACGGTCTCCTTCAGATCCGACTAAACCTTTAATACTAAGACCTTATCAGAGAGCTATATTGAAAGACATGAGTCTTAAACGAATTCTTAGACTTGGAAGAAGAACAGGTAAAACGGTGGTTATTGGTATAGAAGCTATTTGGAAAGCATACACTAATGCGGATAGGCAAGTTTTATTAGTAGCAGGCTTTGATTCTCAGATTCAAACTATATTTGATTTGATTGGGAGGATGGTAAAAGATTCTCCTGAGGTTTCCCTGTCCATAGAACGAACCCGAATGAGACCTTGGGAAATTAGATTTAGTAACGGATCCATTATAATGGGATTTGTTGGTAACAATTCTGTTCGTGGTAAATGTTTTCCCGGAAACACTAGAGTTATAATGTGGGATTTGGAGGCAAAACAGATTTCAGAGATAAAGGTTGGGGATTTTGTGAAATCAATTAAACAAGATGATGAAGGCGAACCTGAAATGTTTTATGGGAAAGTAACTGATATTCATAAGAATGGAGTTCAGGATATTTATGAACTTATTACGACTACGGATAGGAAGATTAGATGTACAGAGAATCATAAATTAGCATTAGCCTATAAGGGATGGACACCTTTAAATGAAATAAAAACAGCTGAACTGGACGGTACCGGAGAATTTATTGGAGTCGTACATCCAACTGGAGAGCTATATTGGGCTAGAGTTAAACAAGTTAAAAGAGTAGGAAAATCAGAGACTTATGATATGACAGTTGCTCCACATCATAACTTCATAGCATTTAATGAAGTTGATGAAAATAAATCAGGATATAAAGTTAGTGGTGTGCATTCTGGTGGATTTTTAGTTCATAATTCTGCTCACGATATGTATATTGATGAAGTAGATTCTATACCAAATGATATGTTAATTGAGGCAGTTTTACCTATTTCAACTAGTTTTACTGATACTACATTAACTGTTTCTGGAACTCCGTCAGGTAGAAGAGAGTTTTTTTATCAGGTAAGTAAAAATGCCAAATCTATGTCGTATAGTGAACACCATTATACGTCTATGCTAAGTCCGCAATGGACCTCAGATATGGAACGGGATATAAAAGCAGTAACAACATTATCTCAGTTTGAAAGAGAGTATTTAGCAGAATTTGGAAGCCCTGCTGAAGGTGTTTTTAAAAATAATCATATAGATTCTAATTTGTATGTTTATAATTATTCAGATTTAAAATATAATCCTAATAATCATTATATGCTTGGAGTAGATTGGAACGAATCTGTACATGGAGTACAGGCAGTAGTTTTGGAGTACTTGATGGACCCGGAGTTAATAGTCCCATTTAACGCCGGGATGTGGGAAGTAGCTAGTGGAGGAACAATTGATCCTGTTACTAAATCAGGTGTACTACGACTATATTTTGCCGATAATATTGAGTCAGCTGAGTATACTAATTTAGGAGCAGTAGAATTTATATTAAAAATGATGAAGAAAATAAGCTTTTCTTATATGGCTTTTGATAAAGGTCATGGGGAGTCAAATTATGAACAGTTAAGACTTTCCCTAGAAAAAGGAAAAGGTCCTATGGGTACCAAGTGTACGGGACTGAAGCATATGATAGATAAAATGACAGCAGTAGATATGGGAGGTAATACTGAAATTATAGATAAAGTAACAGGCATAGCCAGCAAATCTTTAACAAAAAATGTTATGGTTAAGAATGCTCAATTATTAAACGAAACTGGAAAATATATTATACCTGCTGTGGATAAAACTGGAGCTGTAATGGAAGACGAAGAAACTAGGTTAATTGGACAAATGCGCGGTTATATAGTAGATAGAATTGGAAAAACTGGTGAGGTTTACGCATCAACAGTAAAAGGTGGGTTAGACCATAGACTTGATGCGTTTCTTTTGGCAACGCATGGGTGGATGATGAATAATTCAATATTCTTAAAAAGAGAATCTGATGTATCAGCTGAATTAGTTGAAGAAGGTTTACCATTAACTACTGCTATACCGGGATGGAGAAGAGAAATGTCTGATATAAGAGGGCCTGTTCCTGTTTATTATCAGGACGGAATGCCTGTTTTTGCACATGGTAATTATTTACGAGGAGAACCGCCAGATTTAGATCTTGAAACAAACGAAAGAATGTCAAAGGCTTCAGAAAGTAAAAGAAGTTTTAGGCATCTAAGTAGATCTAAGATAAATGATAGAAGAAAGGGACGGAGATTTTAATATGTCAACACTATTTGACGAAATAGCCAAAGCAGCAGAAGATAATTTAGATACGTTTTTAAAGGATTTAGATCGGTCCTATAATGTAAACTACCCTGGATTTTGTAGAAACAAAAAATATAAAATACAAGAAGAATGTGAGGCTGCAGGTAGTAAGTGGACTACTAATGTTATCCCTGATGCAGCAATGGCAGTTTTAAATATAGGTCAAAACGGAGGACTATCCAGTGCATTAAGTGCAGAATTAAAAGCATTGTCCACATGGTTTCGAAGACAAACTTCAGGAGATGATGCTCCTATACGATCCAATCCTACTTTGTATGTTAAAAAGAAGTATATTGAAATATCAGCAGATACAGTAAGAGGACTTAAAGAGGCAGAATTTATTGAAGTATCTTATGATGAATTAAACGATATGGCATTGGTTCCAAGGGATGGTCTTAAAAAGAAGAAACCTCCTTCCGGCACAGAGACTGTAGAATTTGGTGGAGGGTGTGCTGATGATCAATATGAAAATAAGAAAGATTGCGAAGATAATGGTGCTTCTTGGAATATTAACCAAGGTGACATAAAATACATAGGAGTAACTCATAAAGGTTTTATGAAACGCCCAAAAGCTTTAATCTCCTTTGAGGTAAGTAAATTGACTTGGGGAAAAGATAAACCAATAAAATTATATTTTAGAAATAAATTAAATACCCATGAATATGAACGAATTTTAGCATTAGCTGTAACAGATAAAAATGCTGATATGAGTGATACTAAGAGTGCGGAACAATTTTTACCAGATCCAATGCATCTTGCACAATATTATTCCCCCACTGATCCAGCATCTGGAGATAACCTACTAGTTGATATGTTTGATATAATAAGAGAGAGTACAAGAGCGGGCCAGAAAGACTATATGCTAACTTTTAAAGCAGGTTTAGTAGATTCCGCAAATGTATTTGTTGAGAAAACATTAGAAGAAGAAGCTCTTTGTTGTATTTTTATGGCTTTCTTAGACGCTAACCCTAAAACAAAAGAAGCAGTAACATGGGATACTCATAAAGTAAAAATGTGGGTAGGGGGAGTAGAAGGAGAGTGGAAAGATGTCACCATTTCCGAGTTTCTTGAGGCCCAAAAAACGACGCTAAGAGCCACAAAAATAATGCTAGAGTTTTTACTTAATATGATGTTGAGTACTTTTAAAGCATCGCTAGAGCCCCTTATGTTTAATTTAATTGCAATGATTACTAATATGTTATACATGGCAATGGCTGCGAATTTAAGAGAAGCACAGTCTGCTACAACTAAAATGATAGAGCAATGGGTCCAAGAGGAAATTAAAAGACAAATGGATTTGGCTAAGAAAAAAATAGAGGAGGGAGCAGGTTCGTGTAGTAATTCCAATTATAATAAGAAGACACCATGTGAGGAGGCAGGAGAAGTATGGACTTCGTCCGAGGAAGAGTGGCAGGCTTTGATTGCGGCTCTTAGATGTTTGCCTTTAGAGCAGGTAATGATAATGTTAATACGTTCATTGATAGGACAGAATTCTATATTTACCACTGTGTCATCGTTGTTCCAGAGGATTATGTTGTACTTTAAACAGAAGGCTCTTAAAACCAACACTAATTTATTTAGTATGGAACAAGGTGCAAAAGTTGGTTTTGGTACTCATTTAATAAAAGGGGCTATAGAGATTATAGATTGGTTATTAACTTTAAATACAGAAGGTTTAATGATTTGTAATAAATATGATATAAATGATGTTTCTGATATGTCCGGAAAGGACCAATATGGTACAGGTTTAGATACAGGAGCATTTGCAGAAAAACTGGTTGACTGTCATTTCCCAGATGGATCTATTCAACAAATATCTTGGTACTTATGTGTTAGTAACTGTGGCTTAAGCTGTGTTCCCTGCCCTCCTTTTGGCCCTGATGGTGGTCCAGCTGTTGATACAGTTATGTGTCCCTTTGGTCAAAAGTGTGATATAGAAACAGGTACTTGTCAAATTACGTGTGGCAATATTTCCTGTGTACCTCCTAATATTTGTGTTAATGGTATGTGCCAGGATGCATCGCTTGTAATAGAGTGTCCGGGTGGTTGTCCAGAGGGACAGGTATGTGATACTACTACAGGTACATGTGTAGAAGATACTAGTGGATTAGGAGATGGAACTGGTGACGGAGACGGAGACGGAACTGGTGATGGAACAGGAGGTTCTGATTTATTTTCCTCTTTTTCTCCTTTGTTTCCTGGGTATACGCCTGAGGAGACTTTATCTGATGAGGCAAAAATGTCATTAGGCTATAGCCCTAACAAAGCTTATTCTGAAAGAATTGACATAACTGGAGAGGGTATAGATCCTTTACGTCTTTTAGTTTTAAAGGATGAAGGGGAAATATCCAGCTTCTTTAATTCGTATTTAGGACTTAACCCTGAGGCAGCAGCTATAGCGGCTTCTAATGCAAAAAAAGGATCTTGTTTAGGTAGTTTAAATAAAAAACAAAGGGAACATGTTGCTTCTCTACTAACAGAATTAGGAATAAAAATATAATGGCTTTAAGAGATTATTTCAAATTTCCATGGACTAGGAAAAAAAATAAATCCACAGAACAAAAAGTTCAAGATGTAATTGATAAAAGAAATTTGTCAATTACATCCCAGGTGGTTAAAAGTGACACAATTAAAAGTTCAGGGATATCTAATATTTTATTATCTTTAAAAGGCACATTGGTTCAAGTCTTTGGTGCAGGTCCTAGAGGAACTTTTGTAGCTCCTGACTGGGATTTTTCCAAAATAGAAGTTGCTTTTCAAAACGAATCTCTATTTAGGAGATCTGTCGAAAAGTATGTAGAACAAATTAGAAAACATAGCTGGGAATTCGTAGGAAGTAATCCAAGTACGGTTGAATATATACGAAAACGATTTAAACAAATGGAGCTTGTTATAGATAAGACTACTTCCCAGTTTTTCGATGAACTTTCTTTTAATTTAGTGCTATTTTCTAATGTTTTAATTGTCAAGAGACGAAATAGAAAAGCATCTGGAGGCTCTACAAGAGTTACATTTGATGGGATGAATAGAGTTCCAGTTGCAGCTTATGAAGTGCTGGATCCCGGTACTGTAGAAGTAGATAAAGATAAATATGGAAATGTTATCCGATGGAAACAATCTCCTCAACCCAATCTTAAGAACAAATTTGGCTATTTACGAACTCACTATGGAGAGACCAGTATTAATAATCCACAAGAAGGAGGTCCATCTTGGCCCTCCTATAATGTAATTCATATTAAAGATATGACAGCTTCTTGTGCTAAATACTTTTTTGCTATGCCAATGTCTGTTCCAGTATTGGCGGATATGGAGGCACTTAGAGAGTTAGAGGAACTAGCTCTTATAGAGTCAATCAAAGTAGCGATTCCTAAGTTGCACGGAAAGGTGGGCAGCAAAGAGATTCCAGGAACTCAGGATCAGGTAGATGACTTAGCATCTACTATTCGGTCAGCTAGTGGAGATGGTGTAATAGTTACAAATGAGAGAGTAGTTATTGACGAGATAGCTCAAGCAACAAGTGCCAACAATATACTTAATTCTAGTATTGAATATTTTAGAGAAAGAGTTTTAGCAGGTCTAGGAATGTCAGATGTTGCTATGGGTAAAAGTTCTACTTCTAATCGGGCAACTGCTCAAGTTGTTACTTCTGAAATGCAAATGACATCTGCTAAATATCAACGTATATTAAAATATAATATAGAGCATCATATTATTAAGGAGTTATTATATGAAGGAGGGTACTCTGAAAGTACTCTTACTGACGAAAATATGGTGTACTTGTCTATCCCTGAAGTTTCTATCCAAGAAAAAATAACAAGAGAAGCTCACCACCTAAATCTATTTATTAATAATACGATTACTGAAGATGAGCTTAGAAAAGAACTGGGAAGAGATATTATTTCAGATGATTTTAGAGAAAATATGTATATTAATACTGTTCAAATTCCTTTAGCTAAAGCACAAGCTGATGCTTCAGCTGATGCTGCAATAAGACAGGCTAGTAATATAGCACAACCCGCTAATCAACACGGTAAAGCTTTAGTAAAACCAAAAATTAAAAAGGATGACTATTCTTCTTTATGGAATAATATGCTAAAAGTTAAAGACGATAAGAAGAAAATTATTCATACATTGAAGAATTCAAAATTGGGTATGTATGACATAACTGTAATTGAGATACTTTTACAGCATTATTTAGCAGATAATAGTTTAACAAATGATGAAGCTATAAGTAGTATTTTTGCTGCACTAGAGGAAACCGTAGTTAATGAATGATTTTAATATTAGTTTTAGATGTGAATGTGGTTCTCTTCTGTGTAAGTACACAGATCAAGAAGATCCATTTGCAATGGAGATAAAATGCCAAAGACGAGGATGCCCTAATGTAAATATAAGAGCAAACTGCGTACCGGCCAAACTTGTAGAACTTAGATGCCAATATATAGACAACAAAAAATCAGAGAGATGGGGAACCCCCACTGTGTGTAACAAGCTACTGGCTAGGGTAATTCCTGGAAGCAATGCTGAGATTAAATGCCCTAGATGCAAGAGTCTATCAAAAAGTGTTGATCAGTTTCCAGAACTATTACATGAGGAGTCATATGAATAAATTTTTACAGCCTTTTTCAGATGAACAAGAGCATACAGTTGATTACCATTGGAACTCTGCTGAACAAACTCCAAAATCAATTATAATAACTATAGATGCTACTCATGCAGGTTATAGAAATAAAAATGGTTTCTTCTATGACCCTAAAGCCATGAAGTATTCTGTTGAACGAGATTCATGGACAAAACCGTATGGTAAACCTTTACTTAAGAATCATGATATGGAAAGCGAACCAATGGGTAGAGTAACTGCAGCTAGATTTATAGATACAAATGATGGTAAAGGTTATACACAATTAGATGTTAAGGTTACTGATACAGAAGCAATAGGAAAGATAGTGGATGGACGGTACCTTACTGTTTCTACTCACGGTAGTCCTATGACGGATGCAGATGCAGATTATAATTTTACAATTTGTTCAGTTTGTAATACTAACCTTAATACTGATGAGTTTTGTGGACATATGAGGGGTAGAGTGTATGAGGACGAAGATGAAAACAGTAAACTTTGTTTTTGGAAAATAGGAGCTATGGATTATAAAGAAGTTTCAGTAGTAAACACTCCTGCTGATAATGATGGAAAAACAGCTGCTCAGATTACAGGTGTGCAATTAGCAATGTTAGATGGCGAGGATCCAGTTGTAGATAGGGATCAAAAGAATTTAAAACATAATAGTATGGTGTTTGCTGATAATGACGTATCTTATGTTACAGATATTTCCTTTACTGAAACTCAGGTAGCTAATAGGGTTCTCTGGGAGTCAGTTAAAAAAGATAAAGAAGCATATATAGAACAAAAAGGTTTAATATTTAAAAATACAGAAGAAAAAGAATTAGAGGAAGAGGTTGAAGATGCTACCAAGCTAAATCCTGGTAAGAAAAAAGATAGAAAACTTAAACCAGCTCCACCTGAAGAAAAGAAGAAAGATAAAAAAGAAGACGTTTTAGATAATATCACTTCTGAAATTAATGGGCATAGACATAACTGTATAGTTGATGATAAAGGTAATGGTATAGCAAATACTTCAGCTGATCATTCGCATGAGATAGAAGAATTTGAAATACAAGAGTATTGTGAAGATGGAATGGAACCAGGGTCTAATCACAATTGTCATTCCCATACCTTAGTTAAACCTGGGGATTCAGAAAACGAGATAGTTTTTAACGATTATGAAGTAAAGAAATTATTAACTGCTATAAAAAATTGTAGATAATGATAAAAAATTATAACTAATTAATCGATTGACATAACTTAAAGGAGATTGATATGAAATTAGATAAAGAAATAGTGACTGAAGTTTCAGATACATTAAAAGATGCATCTAAAGAAAAGCTTGAGAGAGTTGATGGTGTTATCAAAAATTCTGATGTTTCTGAAGAAGTTAAGGAAGCCTTTAAGGAGTCCGTGAGTACTATTAATATCGATAAAGAACAAAAAATTGAAAATTCAGAAGAACCTAAAAAAGAGGAAGATGAAAATATGGAAGAAAAAGTTGTAGAAGATGTAGCTGCTGCTCTCAGTATACCTGGTATGCAACAGTACATTGACTCTCTTATAAAGGAAGCTATTAAAACGAATTCAAAGGAAAATTCTGAAGAAGAAAATTCTGAAAATTTAGAAAAACAAGATTCAGAAGAACAAAAAAAGGAAGAAGAAAAAGATGATAGCACTGGTATTTTAGTAGATTCTATTGTATCATGTGCTCTTTCTTTAAAAACTTCTGAAATAAATCAAGAAGATATCGAAGGGTCTTCTACGAAGTATAGAGAATCTCTAGGTACAAAAAGTAAAGATGAGCTAAAAAGCCTTCACTCAGACTTAATTACAAAAGTCAAAGAGCTCTTTACACGTAAGCCTAGCGTATCCTTGGAAAAAGAAACTTTAGTAGAAGATAATCCTTCTGGTGACAATGAAGAAAAACCTGCAACAGACACGCAGAAAGTTCTTCAAGGTTACTTTAATTAAAAAAAAAATAAAAGGAGTAAATTAAAATGGCTCATAAATTAGATTTTAAAGTAGGCAGTCAGAAAAAAAGAGGCCTTAAACCTGTTCCAGATAAGTATAAATTATCGGACGGAAGACCTAATATTTCTATGTCAGATGGAATTGCCCCGGCGTTTCCACTTATACCTCATAAATATTTACCGGTATCGTTTCAGGATATTAATACCCAAGATTGGGTAGTTATCCCTAAAGGACGTTTAGTGTCCTGTCTCATCCCTATTGATAGTGATGATTTGAATACTGGTGTGTATGAAGCACAAGGCGGTGGTGGTCAAACGGCAATGTCTGTTAGTTCTGGAGAGTCCTATTATGGCGTCAGCAAGAACATTCAGGGACTTATTGTTCCAGCAAATGGTGGTGCTGATGTTCAATGGGAATATGGTAGCGACAGTGTAGGAGTTGTTCCAATGGATGCAGGTGCCGGAATGGTGACCTCAGCTAACGATTTCCTTGAGATTCCTGCAAATGCACCTATTGGGTGCATGGAGCATGATGTGTATCAAGATCTCAGAGGTGCTAACCTTAATTATGATATGCGAAATAAAAACTGGGGAGTTTTGGCTGCTCAGCTTATTCGTTTACCAGCAGTTAATGTAACTGCATTTGCAACTTTCTCAGGAATAGCAGAGGGCTTTGTTGCGCAGAAAGCGGGAGAAAGCACAGCATATGAATCTGTTGTTACACTTGTTGAGTCTCTTGATGATCAGAGTCTTACATTTCCCGAACCACCAAACGGCGGTTATGGCGGTGAGGCGATCTTAACAGATGGACCTAATTTTGATCAAGGTGGAGCACTGATGACGGCAGGTTGTACAGAAGGAGATGCAGGATCAGGAGATTTTCATTGGCTTGGTGGATTTAGCCCTAATGGCAATAATACCCTTGTTATACATGGCGCGTCAGGTTCGCCCGGTAATTCTTGTACTAACCAATTCGGCTCACTTACATCCGGAGCCCAGAAAATCAGCCTTACATATGCAGATGGAGATGACGGATCAGGAGCACCTGTTGGAAGTGATGTTAGTCAAGGGGGAGCTGGAATGTGGCAGGACATTAAATGGGCTGGATATATTGCAGCAATGAAAAAGTATGCATTTCTTACCTATAATGGAGAAAATGGCGATGGTTTTGGTGGACAATTACTTCAGTCAGATGGAGTTGGAAACTGGATGGCACAAGCTGGAGGAGTACTATCACCAAAAACTGCTCAAACAGCAGGTAGACTCCTAGGTATAGATCGTAGATTTTCAAAGGATATGTTAGATGTCGTACAAGGTCCTTATGACCAGAAAGTAGCAGGAACTCAGACATTAGGTGTTCCTGATTTTCTGTATGACTTCGCTAAGACTTGTTTGGTAGGATCAGGCTACAATCTTGCAGCTTTTGGTGGTGGTGGAAAAGATGAAGCTTATGCGATCAAAGCCGCCATTGATATTGGTGTTTTTGGATACGCTTGGATCCAACTTAATATCCGATAGGATTATAAATAACTTAAGGGAGGTCTTTAACCAGTCCTCCCTTATTAACAGATTTAGAGTTACAACAAGTAAACTCCATATAGAGAGTATAACAAGTAGGCAGAGACTGAACTCTGCTTTGTATGTTATCTAAAATCAACAAAGGAGATAATAAGACGTGAAAGTCAGAAAAACAACAAAAAAGCAGGCTCAGGCTCAGCAATTGATCTACGATGTTTTTACCAACAACGGAGTTGTTGGCTTTGAAACAGAGGACAGAGATAAACTCGAACTTCATTTTGATTTTAAGGATGTCTTTAGAATAGATAATGCTTTGGCTAATGAACTACCAGAGTTTAAAGATGTATTTTATACTGAAGATTTAACTAGATATATTGGTACATCCATTACTAGGGTAGTTGAGGAAGCGCTTGAACCAGAACTTTTGGTAGTACCTAATTTGTTTCAACAAATTAAATACGAAGGTCCTGGTAGAACAGTAGAAATTGGATCTCTTGGAGCGATCCATGCCGCAGAAGTACCTGAAGGTCAGGAATACGAAGAAGCTGAATTTAACTATGGACAGGGATATATCATTCAATTGGGAATCGCTAAACATGGTTTGAAAATGCGCGTAACTGAGGAAGTTATAGCAGACAACTTATTCGATGTATTTGGCCTATGGCTTCGTATGGCAGGGAGAGCTTTAGCACGACATAAAGAAGAGTATGCAATTAAATTAATTAATGATAGCGGTTACACCGTATTTGATAATGGTAGTCCTGACGATGCTATTATTGGAACTACCAACGGTAGAAATATTGAAGGCGTACCTAATGGTTCTATGACCACTAGTGATATCTTTGATATGTGGATCTTTGGTTATCTGCGTGGCTTTAACTATGACACGCTATTAATTAATCCATTGGCATGGAAAGTTTTCATGAATGATACTAAACTTCGTGAAACTTTGCTATCAAATGGCGCTGTAGCTTCTAATAGAGGACCAGATGGTTCTGGTAGTAATACCGGCTTTGGTGTGGGTTCTTTTGGTAATAAGGGTTATCAGTATAATTCAACAGGAAATATGTATCCTAACGGTTCACAGATTCCTGGTGTTGATCCTTTTACTACTCAATTGAATCCCTTGGGTTCGACTTTTAATATCGCCCCTAAGTATTTACCCTCACCGCTTAAAATTTTAGTTTCTCCATTCGTAGAGTATAGAGAAGCTAATTACGCAGCGGGGGCGGGTGCTTCGGGAGACGATGATCTTTATGTATGTGACATTATAATGGCCGATTCTCAGAATGCAGGTCTCTTGATGACTAAAGAAGGTGTTTCCATGGATGAATGGAATGACCCTGAACGCGACGTTCGTGCGATGAAAATCAAAGAACGTTGGGGTATGGCCCTCTTAGCACAAGGTAAAGGTGTTGCAGTTGCTAGAAATGTTGCGATCCAAGACAACTTTGACTTTGACAATGTAAATAGTCAGAATCTGAAGGAACTTGGTAGCAAAGATGCTTACATAGCAGAAGACTAAGCAACTATATAAACTAGATTAGGTTGAAGAGGGGAGATAACTCCCCTCTAACCTATGATCATTAATCTCAAGGAGATATTATGCCCAAGAAAGCTAAAGAAGCTGAGAAAGCTAAACAGAGCATCTCACAAAAACCTATTTTCACTATTGGTGACGATGTTAGTAGAGAAAGTATGAAGCAACCTCTTACGGGGAGACTTCCTATTTTAAATACTCATGATGGTCGTTTTGTAAACACTAATACTGATAAGAATCCTTCATATACGAATAGAAATCTTTCGTTTAGTAAGGAAGGTAAGATCTACGAACAGGCATTTACTCTTTTATCCGCTACATCAGCTGTGTCTGTTGAGCAGTTATCTATATCACTTTCTGCTATAGATAAAAAGGATGGAAAAGTAAAGTTTTTAAAAGCATGCTATGAAGTTGAAGAAAGTGGCTCAAATCCCACTATGCATCCTAGACCACAGGTAATGGAATTCTTAACTGATTCGTTATTTGAACTAGGAGAATCAGGTGGAATAGGTAGAGTTACTAAAAGCAACGAAAAAATAGTAAGTGATATAAAACCTGTACGATTCGTAGTCTAACATAGAAGACTAGGCTCATGGCGTTTAACGTTACTGAAGTTATAGCCTATAATGATTCGCAGGTTGCATTCAATGGGATGAATGCTTCTGATGTACCTGTAGATCTTGTTCCTGGATTGGACATCGTATTTAATTCAGATGTTGCATCATCTTCAGTTCTTTCCTATGCTATAAGTTTATTTCAAACTCTTCCCGACGGAACTAGTACCACTCCCGTAGATATATCTTTATCACAGCCCGCAACTAATACGGTCAGGATAAATTCTAGTTCTCAATTAATCCCAAATTCCTCATATAATGTTTATATACCAAGTGGTACGTTTGGAATTACTTCAAGCGAGGGAGAGGCATTATCATCTAGTTTTACATTTTCTTTTAATACAGGGACGGCTATAGTTGAGGTAGAAGACCCAGACGTAGATGTAACTCCCGAGATAGATGTAGATCTGATGGAAGAAATTCCTGAAGATTTATTTTTTGTATCAAGTTTACCAGACCCCGATAGTATCTTACAGTATGGTTCAGGCATAGTAAGTGTTAATTTTAATGGAAGATTACCTGCGGATACTGGAGTAAATATAAGCGCTATGCATCCGTTGGGGTATATATTTGAAACGGCATCATTATGGGTTAAGTATATGCAAGCACCTATTATAAGTGGTGGAGATATTCTTATATCCTCAAAAATTAATGAAGACGAATTATCTGAAGAATTTGGAACTGGTTGGGAAACACGGTTAACTAAAATTGGAGTAGATCCGATTTCCTCAAATAGTATCCCTTATGTTAGTAAGGAGCCCGGAGAACACATTTACTTTTTAGATTTTGATGTTAATAGAATTTTTAATGTGAGTTTTGATATTGACGTTAATGAACTTAAATCAGATTTTAATTTCATGGGATTTTTATATCCATTCTACGGAAGTACAAGGGAATTAAGATTAGATATTGGGCCATTTGTTAATGAATATAATGATTTTACATTGGCTTTAATTATACATAGGCACAGTATAACGGCCGATCAGCTATGGCCACATACTATGCCACTTGTAGTTCCTACAAGAGTTTCTGAATATGTGGCAGCAAGAGCTAAAAAGGATATACTAGCTACATTTTTTACATCTGGAGAACGTATGTCTGCTTTAGGGGATTTGCGTATATCAGGAAAAGATGTATCATCCTATTTAGCGGAACAACTTCAAGCTTTGGATTTAAGGATAGTAGCTCTGGAAAGTGCTATTAGTAAAGGAGATCACAGTACAAGTCCATATACTTACTATAGTCATAAAAGCTTACCTGTGTCGACTACCAGTGCTGCTTTTGGAGCCGATAATGGGACTGATTTTAGCTCTAGACCATTGGGTAGATCTCTTGAGGGTAAATAGCCATGGGATTGTCTTTATGGAAAGGCGCAAATGACGATACCTCTGCGGAGAAGTTAACGTTTAAAAGGATACTTGGTAAATATGGCCATAATGTTCTGTACAGGAGATATGATGTAGGAAATCCTAGTGCGTTTTTTGATGAAACCACTGGCCAGGGAAAGGGAGGACCTTCTTGGGACTATTATGATGAAGTTATAAAAATTAGACATGATCCAATGAGCATAAGAGGAGCTGTTGGTATTACAATACAAAAGTCAAAAATATATGTTGAGGCTCACGTTAAACCAAAAAGATCGGATGTAATAATAGAGTTGGATTATGATTTAAAACCTGATGAGAAACCATATGAAATTTATCATATGACTCACAGAGAAGCTTTTGAAATTGATGAAATTGATGTTAAAAGAGGAATAAGTGGAAAGATAATTTATTACTTGTGTTCGGTTATACCTCACTTAGGGGATTATTAAAATGGCACATAATAAACTACCTCCTACTGATATTCCTAATCAAAACACAATTGACATAACTTTGTATAACGATGGTGTAAAAGGTGTGCAAATGCCTTTGACCATAAACGGGATCGATATAGTTGGAAATTCTAGTCCGTTAGCATATCTAGAAAGACTAAAAAAAGCGTTACATTTATTAAAAGAGGACGTTGAATTCGATGCTGCTTACCCAGAGTGGGTTATAAACAAAGAAACTACCATGAAAGTTGAAAACGGAATCGTATGGTCAATAAACCAAATGTTGCCAGTAAACTTGGATGGTAAGGCGAGAAGAAATCCCGAAACAGGGACAAGAGAGGTAAAACCTCGACTTAGGAAGGATATAACACTTGACGATGGAACGGCTTTACGCATATATGGACAAAAATTTACAGTATATTTTAGATTTGATATTTTTGCAAAATCTCCAGGTGGAGCAGAAGACTTGATTGACTGGTTTCAATTTGGATTTATGGATCACTTTGGGGGCTTGTTTGGGTCCCATAGAACAGTTTTTAATCAAAGATATAAAGATCGAGAAGTAGAAAAACTTAATCAGGATCTAGCAGTTAGAAGTTTAGAGTATATAGTAGATTTAGAACGATATACAGCAGTTCCAACTAGTTTAGTAGATTCGATAAGAATTAGTGTATCAATTTAATTAAAAAAATAAAAGGGAGTAATAGAAAATGGCAACCCCAAAAACAACAAGACAAATTCTAGACGGTAACTTAACCCGTGCTGTACCGAGTGGGGTCTTTAATAGACGAATTCTCGTATTGGGAACATCAAAAGATGGTCCAATGTATACTCCGGTAAGTGTATCGTCTGCAGATGATGCTGCTCAAAATTTTGGACCTTTTGGTTCTGGATCATTGACTAGGGGCATCAAAGAAGCATTTGATGGACAGATTGGTTTCTCCAAGTCTCCCGATGTATGGGGTATGAGAGTTGGTGGAATTAAAGCTAAAAGAGCATCAGGAGACTTAGATGACGCTCTAACTAATGCAGTTTTAAAAATTGAAGCTATAAATGAAGGTGATATGTATAATGATGTCAGTGTAAAATTCCAAGAAGGAAACTGCATCATATCAAATCCTAAAACAGGATTATCATCTTCCTATTCAGTAGATTTTGAGGACTGGAGTAATCCAGATGTTCAAGTGCATACATTAGACGAATTAGCAGCCAATATAGCAGCAGATTCAAATTTAAACGGTATTATATCTGCAATTGTTTATGATTATAGTGTGAATTTTGAAGTTCAATTAGATTCTACATCTGCCGCAGTAACTAACGCAGAAGCAGGAGAAACTAAAATAAATCTTGGCTTATTAGTGGATGGCGATGTTGTAGACGGAAACTTATACCTCTCAGCTAATGCCAACGGCAATACTGCTTGGAACGGCGCCGCCGCTTTGGGCGAAGAACAGAACCCTATAAGAGAGATTACATCAGTTTATAGTATTAATGCTTCAGATAATATTGCATGCCTTAAAGGCAATTCGGCTGTTAAAGTAAGTGAAGGTTCAGTCGCAAAAGGAAAAGCAGATGCATTTAACTCTATTCTTAGAAACAATCTTTCAGCAAATGGTTTATTAGATAATGGAGCCACTTCTGAAGGTTATTGGAGAGTTAGAGGAGCTCAAGCGGTATTTTTAGATAACGACTTAGCTGCTATTGGAACTGAAATAACATCAATAGTAGAAGACGATGTAATTAGATTAAAACTTAATGTTGGAGCCACTTGTGTTTATGATGGCTCTGCTGCAGGAAGCACAGGAACTGGTCAGTTAACATGGGTAGATGGTACAAAGAATATAAAAGTAACTATTGTTAATAAGAGCGATAATGAGCAACACTCTTTTTATTTTGCAGGCGCTACAGGTGCAGGCGGAATATTTGCGGGTGGAACCACAGGAAACGGTAATATTGAGGTAGAATATACTGGTGCATCTGGAACAACAACATCAGGGTTTGTTACTCTGTCTACACATGAAGCTGATTTAATGCTTGGCTCTGGTCCATTTGAAGCTTATTTGGACTTTGATACAGAGCTTGTAGAGCTGGAGGGTAAAGAGGTACTATCAGCTGCAACTGAAGATACCCAGTATTTTGTAAGAGGAAATGAAATAGTATTTGGAGCGGCCCAGACTCATGAGTTAGCATTCAAGTATGCTCAAGTAACTTACTATGACGAGGGTACTACCCTTGTTGTAAACGACGGACAGGCAGGAAAATTAACATTGACAGGTTCATGTGGTCCAGGTTATGCATGTGGTGCGTTAACTGGAGCAGATGCTATTTTTGGTTTTTCTTATACATACTATCCAGGAAGCCCTACTACAGCTACAGTTGCTTTAACAGGTGGTGTTGATGGAACTAATCTTACAAGCTCAGATCTATATAACGATTTAGATGAAGCTTACACTCACCTAAATCAAGATTTCTTTGATATATTTACTGTGATGGGTGCTAGATTTGATACTTCAAAATCAGATTATGATTCTGTAACAGGAGTTCCTGTTATCATGAATGCTGGATTTGCAGATCAAATGAGAATATTTTTGAATAGTTTCAATGGTGAACTAATAGGAGTTATGGGTTTTGAACCTCTACAAGGTACAGGAGTAGGTGGCCGAATCCTAGCATCTGATGTTTCCAAAAGAGTTGATTATATGACAACCCCTAATATTGTGGGAGATCCTTTACGAGCAGCTAATATTCTTAATGGATTTCACCAACCATTTATGTTTGCAGTGGAAGCCGAGGTTATTATGAACTATAGAGGAAATCTTTATGGAACTGATGCAGCTGCGGTAACTAGTGGCTTACTTGCTGCAATTCCTACAGAAGAAGCAATCTATAGATTTAATCTTCCTGGAGCGCAAGGTTTAGTATGGAGATATGATTCTGTTGATGCCTCATCTGGTAAAGAACAGATTGATATATTGTCTGATTCACGTTTACCGGTAGGAATAGTAAGTGGTACAAATATTAAGTTATCTGAGTCTAGGTCAATGGGTAGATCTGGATCAGATTTTGAGAATATAATGACTGTTCTTATTCTGCAAGAAGTTTTACAAATATGTAGAGATGTAGCTAGGGATTATATAGGAAAGGTAAGTAGTGCACAACTGCTTCAAGCTTTCCAGAGTCAACTTGATAGAACTATAGGCGATACCATGGTGCCACGAGCTTTAAGAGGATTTAAGGCTCCAGTAGAAATGACACCAGGTGAAAGAGTAGTAGGTAAGTTAACTATTCCTCTGACCCTTAGTCCTCAGTTTGAACTTCGTGATGTACATTACATAGTTCAGCTAACAGCTGATGAAATTACTGCTTCAGCATAGATAGACTAATAATCTAATATATAAAATTAAAGGGGTCAGTTTTGGCCCCTTTTCTATTTTTATATGACATATCTTTATTGTAACAAAGTACTAAGATTACCAGGAGTAACTCCCTAACTTTATTTAGGAGATAGTTCAATGCCTTTTCAAGCAAACGAAACTGATTCAGGATTAATTTCTACTTTTTCAGGTTCAGATATTAAATGTGTTTTTGGTAATATTGAAATAGGAAACCTTCAAGGTATATCCTGGTCAACCAATCGGGAAGTTCGTCCTATATTTGTGTGCGGCGATCCTAATGCCCTTTCTTATTCTAAGAATAAACGAGGACATGCAGGTTCAATCGTACTTACAGTATTTGATAGAGCTGCCTTGAGGGATATTCAAGACGTTGCACGCGTTTATCGAAAAGATCAAGGGTTCGTTCCCGGAACATCAGCTAGAATAGTAGAGGCTCAAAATCCATTTGAGGCTAATTATAGACAGGCTGTATATGCGGACGAAATTCCTCCATTTGATTCCACTTTGTATGGAATGAATGAGTTCGGAAGACAAATGGCTATGCGAATATATGATATGACAATAATCTCAGAAGGTGCCGGTGTATCAATTGATGACGGTATCCAAGAGGCTCAGTTCACCTATGTAGCTCGGCATATAGATGCCTGGCGATCATTGACTAGCGAGAGCGGTGCACAAGATGTTATTGATATATCAAATATATTTGATACTTTTGGCACCTAACACACAACAGTAAATAGCGAGGTAAATAGCTGGTGGCGGATACACGAGACATTAGAAGGGACGGATTATTCTCCACCAGCTATTTACCGGATAATTTAGGATCGGGTAAACATACCGGTAGGATCGACCCAGAAACTAATGTTGCTCACCCAGTATCCCCTAATACTAAGGTTGCTTATTCAGGGGCAGATATATTTGCCTTTATAACTTCCTATGGTATTAACATAGCCCAGAATAGCCCTCTCATACCCCTTAAAAATCTTCTTGCTATGAGTTATTCTGTTCATAGAGAAAAAATGCCAGTCAGAAGACTAGGCTCCGAGGTGGCCCACGATTACACTCTAGGAACCAAGACTATAGCAGGCTCATTAGTATTACTTAATTTTGATAGAACAGCTTTATCTGAACTTATACTAGGTAGTGATATATATGGAGACAGTACTATTGTATCTACTTATGACGATATTCCACCTTTTGATATAACTCTTATGTTTCAAGAGGAGATACAAGGGAGCTATGGAACCACATTTAGTAAAGAAAAAACAGCAGGTAATAATAGAGTCTCTCATGGAGAAAATGTACAGTATTCTGTTCTTAAAATAAATGGAATAAGACTTGTGGATGAAGGAATGGTTGTAGGAACTGATGAAGCATATTTAGAAACTACGTTTCAGTATGTTGCTGAGAGTGTTGAGCCCTTAGATCCTGTAGTTATAAATACTAGAAATATTCAGTTAGCTGGACAAATTTTGGACGCAGACCAATTGGGAACGGTAGACGGTATATGGTATAAAGGAAAGGATAAATTTACATATGTTATAGAGGAACTCCCACCTATTGCAGATCTTCCCAGAATAAATCCACATGATGGTATACAACGAGGCGGGCTTAATCTGCTTACAGCGACTGATGATCTGGCATTAATAACATCTGGAGCACCAGCTTCTTGGATAAATATGCCAGAGCTTCCAATTGTTCCCATAGTATTTAACCTTGCAGATAACACAAGTCAGTTTGATTGGAAAAACGGAGGGATAGATCTTAGTTCATTTGGATCTGTTTTAACCCAGGGTGCTACCTATGGCTGGGAAGGATCAGCTTCTGGGAAATGGCCCATTAAGCCTATGGATCATCATTATATAGGTAAGGTTGTTTTCCCAGTAACACCTGACGAAGCTCAAGAATTGTTTGATTCGGGAAATGGAAGTCTAGTAGACGAAAAGTTAATTTTTATACCAAGAACAGTCGATACCCAGGATTCATCTAAAGATGCTGAGAGTCGAGCTGAACAAAAGAATAATACTCTAGATATGTGTAGAACTTACTTTGCAAGTAAATGTTTAGCAGCGTTCGACGCAACGGGTAAAATATTTAGTCATTGTGTTGATCCTGATCGAATAGTGGATACATAAAATGCCTGCCAATGACTATTCTATTCAGCCTACGTCTGGTTCATATGTAAGTGGACTAGAAGCTGCTGTGTATATTACATCTAGTGATCCTACTATTCATCAAAGTATTACTAACCGTAAACTTGATATAATTACTTTGGAATTTACTGAGACACAAGAAAAACTGCCAATTTATGGCTATAAGTCAGAAGAGTGGGATACGGTGCTTAGAGGGGAAAAGCTAGTACAAGGTACTTTTTCTTTAAATATGAAATCTGCTCTTCAATTGACAAAGAACCTTGGTGGAACTGTATACTCTAGAGTTCAAGATTCTATAACTAATTTACCTCTGGCTAGACATGCTGATGCTAAGGGTTTTGATTATTGGTATGGCTCTGAAAGCACAGAGTACACTGATCTTTTTGGAAACTTAGTTTTACGAGATAGACCTGTGTTTACACAACGAAAACAAATACCAAAAATATCATTTGATATTAAACTAGTATATTCATCAATAAAAATGAAATTGTTTTCTATGGATTTTTCCAATCCCGATGAAGAGGACATAGTAAATAAGTACATGCCTTTTCTTTATAGTAAATCTATAACAATTAAAAATGTTATGGTGAATTCTATTCAACAGTCTATTGCTCCCGATGGGGCACCAATTGGTGAATTTTATTCCTTTATAGGCAAGAATGTAATTGAAAAAAGTGAAACTCCTAAGGTTATAAAAAGGAAGTAGATATGTATTTTTCAGGCAACGACGTAACTCTCTATATTAGTAAAGGAGGTGGTTTAAGTAAAGAGCTGTTAGATGCAGTTTCTGTGCAATTTTCTATAAATCATCCCACATCACCAGTATACTCTCATGGAGATAGACAATTTAAAACACAAATGATAGGAACAAAATTAATTCACGGATCAATTTCTTTAAATTACAAAGAAGGAACTAATCTATTAGCTTTGACAGATAAAGGGTATTCTGAATTGTATATAATGTATGCAAAAACTGCTTATGACAATACAGTAATTAAGGGTAAAAGGTATAAAGGGGCGGGGGAGTATACAGCAGAAACTTCCTATTGCTTAAAAGGAATAGAGATTACCGCAAGGCAACATGTTGTTACACCAAATGCTGAGAATATAGTAAACAACTACCAATTTATAGCTAGATCTTTCATTGGAAATTTATTAGAAGAAACCATGTAATTTTAAAATAAACCTTGCATAGCTTAATCAAATATTCGTAAATTTACATACCATAGAAATAGTTAATTAATTATATTAATTAGGAGAAATTCACATGACAGAAAAAATAGAAGATATGATACCAGATTCATATCCACTTGGAACAGACGGACCTTCTCAAACAGAAGTAGATTTGTTAAAGAAGAAGTATGGTAAAGTTAGAGCATGCTTTACAGGAAGTAAGGTATATATAGTTAGAATGATGAGTAGATCAGAACACATGGTTCTTCAGAATGAGATCTTTGAGAGAACCGAAGCTAATGATCCAGACTTAGATGTTGACTTTATGATTGCAAAAGATTTTACGATGTGGCCAAAGGATATTGATTGGGATAAAGAACCAGGAGGAGCAGTACCTGTACTGTCTCAAGAAGTTTCAAAATTGTCAGGATTTGTTAAGGATAAGGAAAGTATAGAATTGTAAACATCACCCGTATAGTGTGTTTCTTCCTGGTACAAAAAAGGGTATGATTTTAATTCATACCCTTTTTTATTAGACATACCTTTTATATGGATATATCAAAGAAAATAGCCGAATGGAAAGCCAAATATGGTTCAGTCTTTATAGTTTCTATTGAAGATAAGTCCATTTATTATAGAACATTAACTGCTTGGGAAATCCAAAGTATAATTGATCTCACTAAACAAAACAAAGCTTCCTTAGATATAGAAGAGTCTACGTGTTTATTTGGAGTATTAGCTCCTAGTCCTTTACCTACCTTTAGTAAACCTGGCAGTATTTCCAGTTTAAGCGAAGAGATTTGGAATAAATCAACTCTGTCAGCTGATATTATGGCAAAAACTATAAAGGATAGTAGAGAGTGGAGTGAAAGTAGCGTAGACCAAAATTATAATTTAATTATAGCAAGTGTTATGTGTAAGCTAATGCCCTCGTTAGACTTAGCTCATCTCTTGGAGTTACCTACCACTAAACTTGTAAGGCTGGGAGCAATAGTAGAAAAGATAACAGGAGAACAATTCTTAGAAGGAGAATTACTTAGTAAACAGGGAACTAAGAAAAGCATGGGTTCTGATAGAGTTACTAATGAAATGGCAGATAAAACAGCAAATCTGTTGGCGAATGCTCTTAAACAGCAAAGAACAAAGGCTAAGATATAATGGCAACTGACGATTATATTGATGATTTAGTGAATCCCGAGGAACAGGGTGAAAGTACAATAGCAAAAGGCATAGGCCAAGCGGCTACTACTTTAGGTATGTTTATGGGGATCCATATGGCAGCCATGTTCATAGTCACTAAAGGTAAAATGAGAGCTTTTTCTGCTCTACAAAAATCAACCATCCCACGTATAAGAGCTGCAGCAACCCGTGCTGCTACAACAACTCATTCTTTAACTGATTTCATTGCAACAGTAGGTCAAGGAAAAGGAACTGTTTCCCGTTTAGCGCAAAGTGTTTATGCGTCAAGTACTTCTAAAACAGCAGAAACACTAAGGGCAGGATGGAAAGATATATCAGCCTATGAAAAAATTGGAAAATTTAGAGAGCTTTCGAGGGCAAATAAAACTACTATTGTTGAACGATCTGCTGGTAAATATTTGAGGGAAGCAGCGGTATTTATGCCGTCATTCTATATAGCTGAGCATAATATAGGTATATTACATGATGGCCCAGAGAAGGAAGCAAAACCAGCCTGGTATAATTTACCAGGGCATGCTATAGGATTTGCAAAGTTTGTACCTCATATGTTGGCAATAGACTTAGGATTTAGAGGAGTATTGCATGGTGCAAAAATAGCAGCATCGCCTCTTAGGGGAATGTTAGATCCTTTAGAACATTCTATAGCAAATTCCCCCATAGCTGACGCTGCTGTAGATGCATACAAATGGGCTGAACGTGGAGCATACAGAGAAAAGCAGATAGCAGGAATGAAGATAGGAGATATTATTGATCACATGGGTGTTGCAAAAGATGCCTTTGTTAAGTCTTTAAAAAGTCCTACTCGTACAAAAATGTGGAGACGAGATAAAGAAGTATTTTCTGGATATGAGAGAACTACAAATTCATTGTATAAAGTATATACTCATCATAGACAGCACATAAAAGTTCTAAGAAGCCAGCTTTACACAAAGAAATTAGAGCGTTATGATAAACGTATACAAAAAGCAGGTCTGACCACTGAAGAATCCTTTAGACATAATTTTTCTGATTTTGTTAAATTTATGGACGAGCCTGGGATTTCTGGAAGAACAGACTATCAAGAGGCACTTTATAAAAGTAATAGAGCTGCCAGTGGGAATGAATTACTCGGTAAACAATATTATAATGAGAATGCAAAGACTCCATTTATTGCTAGGATTCTTGGGTTAAAAAGAGCTAAAGCATCTGATTATAAAGCTGGTGAAAAAACACTTGGAAAAATTTACGATACTGCTAGTAAAGATAAATGGAATGAAGGCACAGATACTATTTTAGGAAAAAGGAAAAAAGATTTTGTTAGTAAACTTCTATCTAATAATACCTTTATTCAGGAAAGATCAGGACAATCTGTAAATTTAGACTATTTAGATCCTAGATATTGGGCTACAAAAGGTCTAAATAGTTTTCCTACGATTCTGGGATACGGCGTAATTGATTTGTTTCCCTTTAAGGTTATGACAAGGAGACCTGGGGATAGAGTAATGCTTGCTTCAGGACAAGTTCCATTAACTCCTTCCCAGCAAACGGACGCTTTTGGACGAAAATTGTTCCAGAAAGAATCACGAGCAGGCGAACTACACGTAACTTATAAAAATGTATATAATTTCTCTTCAGAATTCAATGATGGAAGTCGAGGTCTAATCATGAGAAGAGCTGGAGATAAACATTATAGTTTATGGGACTTTCAAGGATCTCAAGGAGCGAATGTTGCTGATGGTTGGGTTCAGGTAGGTAAAAATATAAAATTAGCTTTAAGAAGTGATTCTCCTAAAGGACAAAGAGTGCATTACGAAGGTTTAGTTTCTGCTACAGATAAGAATACTAGGATGCCGGGAGAATTTAGTTCTAATCCATTTATGAGATTTATGCAGGAGAAGCTTAGTCTTTTGGATAATAAAGGCTCTTTTCCTAGTATATTTAGAAACTTACAAATGGTAATGCCCGAAGGGATGCAAAATTTCTTTAATGTTAGTGATGCAGTAAGGGGTTCTAGATCTAGAAAAATTTTAGAAGATCTAAAAAAATTATCACAGCATAAGGTTGACGATATTGTACAGTCTAGTCATAAGCAAATGCAAATGTTAGACATTGTTAATCGTACTAAGGCGTTATCAGAAAGAGTAAGGAGAAGAAGTTTTGACAGTACGTTGTCGGATGACTATTTTTTTAATGATATTATTAAGTTCTTAGATACGAATATGCCTGGTGATTTTTTAAAGGGTAAGAAAATACGTAGCGTAGATGATATATTTGATCTAGCTTCACACATTAGAAGAAATGTTGGAGAGAGTAATCTTAATATGTCTGAACGAGAATTGCTAAGAGTGGATGCTTTACTTAACGAAGCTCGTTTATCCAAAGACGTACTGAGAAGAGAAGTACATCCTGAGTTACCCGTAGAAAAACTTAAAAGATTTATATATGATTATTCAGTAAACTTCTCACGTACTAATAACTTAGGAAAACACGGTATAGAGGAAAGGATGCTTAACAAGGCGATTAAGGCCTTTGAAAATCAGCGTATAACAAAACAACAATTAACAGATCTAGAAGTTAGTATATTTTCTACTGACTTTAGAGAGGTAATTAGAGATACAGATTTTTCTAAGGGTCGGCTACTCGAAAAAATAGGGAAAGATGATGTTTCAAAAGTAATAGATAGTATAAAAAAGGGTTTAGTAAATAAATTCTCAGGAGCAGCAGATGGTCGTTCTGTGATAGACACAGCTCTTGCTAACACTGGTATGTTTGAAACAGCTTACTCAAAAGCGATAGATACCGGAATTCCTGATTTAATTGATACATTACAGCTCACCATGGATAGTAACCCGTGGGTTGCCTACCCTACTGGTTTTAAAGAAGTGCTTGGACTAGGATTACGATGGGGTATATCTACGGTTGATAAACTTGTAAGTTCGTTTGGTTTAGGATGGGATAAAGGAAGATTTAGTACACCAGGAGAAGTGATTGGATTACAAGGTAGAAGACTTGCCACATTTAGTGCAGCTTTATTGGGGTATAGTGCCGTAGACAGCGTTACAGATGCCTCTGGCGCATTTGATGGGACATTTTTAGATGAAGGACTAACAGTTGGATTAGCCGATCAGGCAGTACGTTTACGAATGCTAGCTGCTAAAACTTATGACGTACTTGGAGTAGATAATGCGGCTAGGTATATGGAAGGTCTTATGCCTGGTTCTATGAATGTGTTACCAGGGCTTGCTATTGGCGGCCTGGCCGGAGGCATGGTGGGCTCCGGGATTCCAGGAGCTATTGTTGGAGCCATGGTTAATGCCTATTTAGGGCCTCAATTAAAAGAAGGTCCTTTAAGTTTTTTATCTATAGCGCCCCCACTTGCTCCATTTGTTTCAGATTTAACAAAAAGCTATGATGAAGTTCAAGATATATATGAAGGAAAAGAATTACTTGCTAGAAGAAAAGGAGCTGGATGGACATTAGGACAAACTCCTATAGAAGGTGGCCGCATAGAAGGATGGGAGCTTCATTGGTACCCAAAGCTAAAATCCCAATATAAAGCAACTCCAGTTCTTTATGGCTCTAAGGTAGAACAATTCTTAGCAAAAGATGTACCCTTATTAGATTTTTCTATAATGGATATAATCGATCCTCAATATTTAACATACAAGCATTATGAAAATAGACCATACTTAATACCGGATACCCCCTTTACAGAAGTTCCAATTATTGGACCAGTACTGGGTGCTACTCTAGGTAGGGCTTATAATTTAGTGCATCCTTTAGGTCAGGTGGATCCAATGCATGTGCAAGAGGCTGCATCGGCCTTTATGAAAGGAAACAGTTATGATTGGAAAGGTGGTGCACAGGACACGTTTGGTCCTCAATACCGAGGACTAGGGCCTGCAGGTGTTGGTTTAGCGGACAGGCAACCAGGACAACCTAATATAGGTAATATAGTTCTTTCTCCTTATGATATTAAACCATTGTTGGCAGAATCAGTATATAAAGGATGGATAGAGTGGATGGGGTTACCTGGATTTATAACATCAGCAGTAGCCTGGGGAGGGGATGAACCTTTTACTAATGTTCCTATTGCCCCTGCTGCTACTGATATGGATTCTTTTGCTAGATCTTATTGGGATTCTAATGCTGGAGATATGGCGTTAACTAATGAATTGTTTAGAAGATTTGTTCCTAGACCTAGAACTAGTTATGAAACTGTAGATCTTATACATAATGCTATGCCTGGTTGGATACCTGAACATTTACGGACTGGAGATCCCTATTGTTTACTACCGGATACTTTAGTAGAAACTACTAATGGTTTAACTAGGTCTGAAGATATTACAGATGGTATGCTTGTTAAAACTATGTATGGAAGATTTTATCCAGTAAGTAATACTGTAAGTAGGCCTGTTGAGGAGGAAATATATTGTATAACTTTGCCTGGATTAAAAGATTTTGAACTAAAAGTAACAGGGGAGCATCCTTTTTATATAAAGCAAGGCGATGAGTATAAGTGGGTTTTAGCTAAAAATCTTACAACAGAGCATAGAGTAACTTATCCTTTGTTACAAATACAATTAAATAATATAATAGACACTAATATTGAAATAGATGTTGAAGCTAAAATGGCTAAGCTCCTAGGTTTATTAGCTAGATGGACTAAATGGGGAAGTACCTTAGAGTATAGAGATGAAATCCCCGATAACATAACTAAAGAAATTGATAGTCTTGTAAAGCTATTGTCAATAGATTTAGAATTAATTAAGACAATAGTTTATGAACATCAGAGTGATGGAATGGCTGTTCCTTTAGTAACTTCAGATTTAGCTATAGTTTTAAATTATCTAGAACCGTTTAGAGTAAAATCTAGTACTAATGAAATAAAATATAGATTTCATTCTCAAAAAGCTGCTTATAATACGTGGACTGGTCTGTTACAAAATAAAATATTTTCGTTTATTAATAATGATACTTTGACTATACGGAATCAATTTGCTGCAGAGATTGCATATTTATTGGATATAGATATTAAGGTTACTGAATTTGAAAAGCCCTATTGTTCATTTAGCTTAGTTGATAGTAAAGTAGGCCCATTAGCAATCTTGTCTATAGAGAATATACGTAAAGAATATTATGAAGGCAATGTACACACTATAGAAGTATCAGATGATGTTACCTATTGTCTTCCGGGAGCTATTGTTCATAATAGTAAAATTACCCATGGAGAATTATATTTACCAGGGGAAGGATATGAAGCAGCTTTTAATCCAGATCTAACATTCCCTGTAGGAATGTCCCGACTCGGACGTTCGGCTTATGACCAAGCACTGGGCATGATAGGACTGTCTAATATCGCAGAAGACCAAGAGGAGATTTTAGAAAAGGGTACGGCTATTCACAAAATGGTACAGAATCAGCTAATGATGATGGGCGCTACTACTAGAATTGAAGCGTTAGTTACAGATCCTAGCGCTAATCTCAGATCTTATGTGGATGTAATGTTAAAAGATCCTAGAGGTAACGAAATGCCTCTTGAAATTAAGAGTATATCTGCCAAAGGCTTTGAAAGATTAGATAGACCAAAATATTCGCATAAAATTCAGTTAAATTCTTATCTAGCAGTTATGGGAGTTAACAGGGGTAAATTTTTATATGTATCTCGAGAAGATCCAACAAAAACAAAGCAATTTAGTTTACAATTTGATCCTGATATGTGGGAACAAACATTAGGTAAGTTACGTGAAGCCAGATATCTTGCTCAAGAGTTCTTATCTCAAGGTTACGGTAGGGCTGCTGAAGGATACTCATATCTGGATAGAGCTAGAGTTTTATTAAACTCAGCTCCTTATTCAAAAGAGTACCGTGAAACATTCTCATTGCTTGAAGAACAAAAAGTTAGTGGACATTTGTCAGAACAAGAATCAGCACAACTGAGTAATTTAGAAGGTTATCACAAGGCAATGATGAGAAAGTATGAGATGTATCCTAGAAGGTTTACATTAGATAAACTTTTAGATCCGGATGCGGAGTATCAAAATCTATCCTCCAATGAATATATAGAACCAGCAGATACTTATTCATTAGCTGAAAGAATAGCTGGTGCTTCATGGGAGTATGCTACCCATCTTAGATCTCCTATACATTCAAAATTATTTGGAAGATACTCTCCAGAGGAACAGTATGATAGATTTGTAATGTATGGTGTTCCTTTTCAATCATGGGCAAGACCTTATGATACTTTTTTGAAACCCTATGCTAGGGGACTAAGGTCCGTTACTGATCCATTGCAAGGAGCTATGTCTTTTGCAACGGGAGGATTAATATTTGGAGGAGGCCCTGGGGCCTTAGCTGGAGCAGCAATAGGTGCTGCTTATGGGTCGATGCACGGAATGTATAGAGCAATTACTGGTGACACGTATCGCCCACAGAACTTTAAAGATAAGGTAGAGATGCAAGAGTACTTTGATACAATTGAGTATATGAAAGCTGAGCAAATGTATATGGCTACAGGAAATCCAGATTATAGACGACAAATGGTAGGGACAATGAGAGGTTGGATTGAAACAAGTGGTGGTCAGTTTATGACAGTACCAAATAGTGGAGGTATACAGGGCCATTATGGATATGATCCTGGAAGTTTGTTTGGAACCTCATCAGGACCAGCAGCCAGAGCTGCAAGGTTAATGAATAATCCATATGCCCAAGGAATTGGGACTGATCAAGGGTTCGGATCACCGTGGAAGGGATTGGCTAATGTTTATCGTCGATTATTTAAAAGTGAAAAAACAATAAAAATATTTAGAGGAGTTGATAAGTGGCATAGAGGACAAATGGTACAACAGGGTAACTTTGTCGGAGGAGGAAAATATACTCAAAGTAGTCGTGCCCCTGCATCTCCGATGTATATACCTAAATCTGAAACAGCACTATATACTTCCGGTAGTGCTAAAGATGCAATGTCTTACGGAAGACGAGGCAGACGACCTGGAGCTCCTGAACCAACGTTGCTTGAATTTGCTGTTCCAGAAACATATGTTAGCAAAGCTGCAGTACAAATTAAAGGTCGTGATTTTAGTCATTATGTTTTTGACGAGGGCATACCTAAACGTTTTTTAAGGAGAGTCTATTCCCCAAAAACAAGCCCCCAGAGTAGAGCCTTAAAAAAAACACAGAATCCAGCAGCTAAGAGTATAGGTGGAGACAAAGGTTTTGGATCTCCGTGGCAGGGAACAGATGACCAAGAAGCTCTTAACTATGATGCAAATATTAATGTATTCAGCGGCTTCTCTGCTTTAGCTGCTTGGGATAGACCTTTTTGGACAGCATTCTTAGAGACTCCTGAAGATAAAAGAGATAGAATATTAGATCAGGTAGATACACGAATGGGTGATATGCTAAAAATTGCATGGGGCAGAGGTGAAGAAGTTGCAATGCCTTCAATGGATGTGTTTTTTAGTAATTATAAAAAACCGTCAGCATTAGAACCAATAATGGGACCTGATACTGATATATCTGATTATATTACCGTTACTGCCAACTCAAGCGGACTAGATGCTCATGATTTTGGTTTTGGATGGAGAGATCAATTAAGACGAATTCAAGATTCTGCTAATGCGATTTTACCGATTAATATTCATGGAAAAGACACTCCTGCCTTTGAAGCATCGGCAGTGTCACAGGGGGACATAAGTACCGCTTTAACAAAAGTACTAACAAGGATGGGATATGAAGGAGCTAGAATACAAGTAAACTCTATGATGTCCGAAAGAGATGATACCATTCTTAAACTTAATATAAGACGAGATTCAAGTATAGATATTATAAAGGCGTTATATGGCTAGAATAAATGATATAGAACAAGAACCAATATTTTCTCCTACCTATAAAGATCCGGAGAGAAGGGCATTAAGCTTAGGTATTCTTTTATCTCTTCCTACATTATTAGGAATAGTACAAAGTAGAGCTAAATTAATAAAAGGTGGTGTCTTTCAGAGTATAGCGAAGGCCAAGAGTGTACTACTTAAACGGATTGAGGCACTAGCTAATACTCGGCAAGCCGCTCTTGGTGAAATTGGTTCCTCAATCTCAGAACAACTTAAGGCAAATACTGATTTAATAAATAATCTTATTAGTGATCATAGTGCTGCAGAATTACATTTTGGAATTGCGGGTGGTCGTCCTTATAAAGTTACTGGACCGGGTAGCTTGTTACAACAGGAGCTATTCACAGGATCAGCCACCTGGGACACTGCGCAGCATAATCTATTAATAAAATCGAAGGACGTAGCTCATGCTAAGTATAAAACTGCGCTAAGTGATTGGTGGTTTGGTAATATGCAATTTACAGATAAAAGAGGAGCTTATGGGCAGGTCCGGGACAGTATCCTCTCTTTTCAGGGAAACTATCTGAAGCATACTCCTCGTAAATTGGAGGAGTATCTTGTAAATGTTCACGATGTTGTGCATAGAATATTATTACCGAGATGGCAGAATGGGTATGCTCCAGGAACATCGTATGATATAAATTTAAAAGGCGCATTAATTGAAAAAGATATTCCTATACATAAAGATTTAGTACAGGCAGCTAATGACTTGGCTGAAGCCCGAAGAAAGCTTGCTGACTTTCATGGCAATTATCAATGGTCAGGAGAACAAGTACATAAAAGATTAATAGAACTTGCTGCACAAGAAACTAAATCCCAAATAGGTGAGGGTTCTGGTTTTGGACCTTGGAGTAAACCTTCGAGATTTTCTGCATTCGATAAGGGCGCATTAAATCCTGAGTTTATGTCTATGTTAAAAAATGATGAGTCGTATCGTCTAAATTTTTATAAAAACTTAGAAGCTCTTTATAATAGAGTAAAAGGGAATACAATAAATCTTCCTCCTTGGGCAACAGGGGTTTCTAGTGAAAATCCATTTATTTTAAGTGATACGATGACTGCGGAATCTACTGACTTTAGAAATAAGTTATTCCCAGGTAGAGAAAATTATAGTTTTACAAATGCCTCGGTAACAGAATTAACAGAAAAATTAGAAAGCAGAAATACTGGTTTAACTAAAGAACAAATGAAACATGTTTTGAGTCCGGAGAGATGGGGAGCTTATCATGACTTTCATAAAAAATCATTCGAGAGCATTGATCCTGTTTTTGCTGAACAGGTCCATGGACAACGAGGAAAAGCCCAACATCTAATAGCAGTAAGAGATTCTTTTCAAGCAGAAGTTAATAAGATAAAACGGAATGTAGTTGACCTGCTCAGTATGGAAAGAACATCAGGGAATCCAGCATACACTGCCCATATAGAGGCTTTAGCAGAGGCAGCAGGTATGGAGAGAAATCAGTATATTACTTTTATAGAGGGGTTAAAAATAAAAGCTGAAATTGGAGCTGATCTTAGCGGAAGAATGCCCTTTAAACATGCTAAGATTATAATCATCAGACCAGGACATACACCCATTCCATTAAACATTCCATTATCAGAATATGGAGCTTTTTTACCAAAAGCAAATTCTAAAATAAACACTTCTCCTTTGTTTTTAGATGCATTTGTACAGCCTACCATACAAAATCTTACATCTATAGATGTAGCTATGATGAAAAAAATGCAAGTTAATGTTTCACATTATTTCAGAGATCTAGTACAGTCAGGGTATCAAAGTTCTGAAAAGGTACAGGGTCTTCATAAAAGTTATTGGGGATCATTTACGTCACTAGTACATACTGAAGTTGCTGGAATTAATCAGAACTTTTTTAGACGACAGAAAGTAGTTTCTTCAACTCTGGATATCCTAAGAGGTGCAGTAAAAGAAAGTGGAGTAGGATCAAGAAGATGGTACGCTAAGTTTACTGCAGGCTGGGAAGCATTACAAGAGATACAAAATATAAGTAAGAGACAATCCACAATTTTAGGTTTAGATTTTGAATTCAATGCTTCTAAAACCTTAGGCTTTGATGCAATTCAAGGACTAGTGGCAAAGGAAACTACTCGTCCTTATCAGGCTGCTTATCAAATAACTAGAGGGTCTAAAAAACAATTATTTAATCATTGGATTAGACCAGATAACTGGGATAATATACGGAATAATGTAAAACGATTTATGATTCAACAAGAAGGTATGGGGGGAATGATTGAGTATTCTAAATTAGAGGCTATAATGCAAGGAGCACAGGATCCTCTTTCTAAAGGAGAGGCAGTTGTAGATTTTAGTATTGGATTTGATGAGCAGGAGAAAAATTGGAGATTTTTTACCGATGAACAAAAAATAGATAAATCTATATTTAAAAAAGGATCTATTCAATCTGTTAGAGTTCATACGGAAGCCGGTTCTTTTGTTGAAATAGCTAGAGAAATATTTAGATCACCTGATGGAGGTATCAAGTTTTTAACTCATGGAGGAGAAGAGGCAGATCTTATCTTATGGAATAAAAGAATAACTGGTATATTAGAAGAAATTAAACGAGGAAGAGACTTTGGCATAAGTGAGGGTGAGATAGGGTTGCTAAAAAGATTACATAAGGAAACCTCATTAACTAGTTTGTTAGCAAGAGGAGCATCTTTTGATACCCACTCAATGGCAATGGTTGTTTTAGCAGAGGAGGCAGGCAGCACTAAGTTTGGATTAACTGATATTTTTCATAAGCTTCTTACCTTATCTGTAGATACTAAATTAGTTACTAGAGATGACGTAAGTAATGCTTTGAAAGCAATTGGAGGAGAAATAAAAGAGGGAAAATTGACAAAAGCAGGTAAAGCTGCATTAAAGGAATTTCCATTAACCGTACGTAATTCAATAAAACAACATATTCAAGCAAGTCCTCATGTTGTAAAAGAGCTATTATCTATGGGATTAGCAGGGCATCATAATCCGGCCTTTGATAATATGATTACAGATTTCAATTCTCTACTGTCAGTACAGCATTATCAAAGAACAAAAATTTACAATCCAGAACTGTTTACTCGATGGGTACAAGCATATGAGGTTGCTAAACGAATAACAACCGGAAGATCGTTATCTTCGTTCCAGGCTATAGACGTAGTCAGACAACATGAAATGTTTGATCCTGATAGAATAAAAAGAGAGGGTGAATTTAAATTATCTTTATTTGGTGGAACTCCTGCATCAGCCGCACAAGCTCATGGCTATTTAACTGGACCAGAAACCTATTTGCCTTTTGGAAGATTAGCTAATTTACAGAAGCAGACTCAACAAGTTATGAGTGGAAGATTACTTCCTACTTTAGATTATACGGCAAGTAAAGATGTTATGATTGAAACAGCTAAACCTATTTTAGGCCATAGACTGTTAAGTACATCTCAACAATTTTATGCTGAGGAAGATGCAAGGCTGGGAGTGTCTGCTAATAGATTTGGACTACAAGTAGCGCCCTCAGACCGAGGTGCACCTGGTCTTACTACTAGACGTACTTTATCCGTACTCTATTTATTAGGAGATAATAGAATTGTAGGAGAGGACTCTGGGCTTTGGGCTAGCAAAGAAGCTATGAAAAATGCTATTAATTTTCCTAGAAGCGCTTTTGAGGCAGTAAAGGTAGATATTCCAACAGGATTGCTTAGTAGTACAAATTTAGATAAAATGAATATGTCTCTTTATGATTTTATGCAGTCAATAGGTATTAGCGAAAGAGTTATAGAAATAACAAAGCGTAAAATAGGAGAAGATATGTCGCTTAGGGCCTTTATAGAGGCCCATAGTCAGCAAGGTGGAGTTGCAAAAGAGCTATATAGTTCTGAAGAAGCTATAATTAGGGAAGCTACTGAACATTTTAATAAAACAGGAAAGGACTACATAAGACCTGGAGATCATATAGCGATAGGAAAAGGTCCAGTAAATTTACAAGTAGAACAGACCGGTCAAAGATTAACTACTATTACTAGAAGTCCTATTAGTAATCCATTTAATTCAGATGCTCTTATAAAATCTATCACTTATGATACTGAAAAAAATCAATTTATATTTAATCTTCTAGGAATAAGTAGACCTAGTATTTCTAAGTGGACATTTCAATTAAAGACAGCAAAGCCAATGCTAGTTGGGGTTGCTAACAATACTTTAGTAGGAAAAGGAATTGATTTAATAGTTGCAATGAAAAAACCGGATGCTGCTCAGACGTTAAACATTCAAATACGTAGAGTATTACAGCATATGTACAGAGAACGACTACCAATAGAGGTACAAGTAAAGAGAATGAAAGAAGTTCTGATGAAATCATTTAATTTGGATTCTGCAGAGCTAGATGCTATGTTTACTATTCGCAAAAGTCCTATTTTGGATGCTAGTCAACGAGAATTATATAAGAGTTCGTTTTTAGCTACTGTTGAATTGAAAGATCCAACTGTTGCAAAGTTAGATAGTACTAATATTTATCCTAAAGTAGCTGCTCTATTAAAAGAGCAAGGTTTAACTATTAGAAGTATGCAAAAGATTTTTGTTGAGCAACATGCCGATGTCTTACAAGAAATATTCACTGATCTTAAACTTCCTGAAATTAAATCAGAACTTAGTAGTTTATATAGAAAAGCTATAAATTTACATAAAGAAAGCTTAAATAAATGGATAAAATCTAATCAACATATGAATATTGCAGGTCACGAGGGGTTTCATAGATTTATAGCTGCATCAAAAATGAGAGAAATATTAGGGAAGGGCTTGGCTTTTCACGACATGGCACTACTACCAAACAGAAGTGCTATGTTAGATGTATTAAATAAAAATAAGCAGCTAGGGCAAAGGCAAATACTTAAAGATGTTTTTACAAAAATAACAGAGCATGAAGTTGTAAATGAAATGTTCTTTGCTAATGCAGCATTTTTAGTTGTTGATGAAGGAGTTTTACTGGAAGATTTATCTGATGTATCTAAATATAAAGGTACACTTAAGAATTTTTACGATACCCCTACGCAGAAATCAGGAAGTTTTTCTTTATGGGAGATGTTAGTACGGATGGAGGCAGTTAAGGGCTCTAAGTTTGCTAATAAGTATATGATTCCTGAAATGATATCCTCCATGGGTTGGTATAATACTAATATCAGTTCATCATTAAGTGTTCATAGTAAGTTTCTAGATATGTTAAAGGAGGGGTACAATGCTCCTTCTACTATAACTAGTGATCAGATTTATACCCCAGGAATGGCGGCCTTAGGACACGATATATCTATTTATAGATCTTCTATGCTAGGTGTATCGGAATTAGATGAATTAGTTAAAGAAGGTCTTTTTATTAAAAAAGATATAGAAGTTTTATTAAGTGATTCTAAACTAATGCTTATTTTGAAGCAACAGTTAGGTGAGGCTTTTGTGGATAGTCATGAGTTTCAGACAAGAAGAGAATCATATATATCAGCGTTACGAGATCGTATTCAACGAGGTACAGGAAAGGGTTTTCTTTCTGGGGAAAACTTAGGTAAGATGAATATATTTAAAACAGATAAAGGTGTCAATTATATTAAATTTGGTCTTCCTGATATAATGGCTGCTATTGAAAAAAGTGAATCTATCAGCCCTGAATTAAAAACACGCTTAAGAAAAACAGATTTATTTAGAAATGAGAAAAGTGTATTCTTTTCAAAACTAAGAGTTGCTCTGGAAGGAGTAGAAAGTAATCAAATGGAACGCTCTATGTTAGCCAAAATAGATTGGCTTAATGTTGACAAAGGATTTCCTAATACTGCATTAGAAGATACATTAGCGAAACTAGAAGTTGCACTATCTGATCATGATAATCCTAAGAAACTTAGAGATCTTTTAGTTAATTTAGGAGAGCTTAAGGCGAGCTCAGCTTCAAAGCTGAAGGACAAGAACCTATGGGAACTTGCTAATAACTATAAACAAAGAGTAGTTTCTGGCCGAGAAGGACGACTAGCAGAAGTAATGTTTCCTCATTTAAAACATGAGTTTCCATTACCAGTAGGAGATCAGTATCTAATTACAGATGAAAGTGCTGCAAAATTAAAAGTAGCTAGTGCTATAGAAAGTTATCAAACACAAATAGATAAAATTGTAAAAGATCTTGAGCAAGAAGGAAGATCTCTTAAATCCTATGAAATTAATGATAGGCTTTCTGAAATACAATCTTCCCACGAAGCATTTATGAGGAAGTTAGCTACAGGCCATATTAGTGCATTGAAAGGATTATCAAGTGCATCCTGGAAAAGTCAAAGAGCTTATGCTCCAATTATGTATGCCAAAGCAGTGGATGTTGGTATTTTATTAGAGCAAGGACTAGGTGGACTATTAGCTGACATCAAAGATAAAAACATAAAAGGAATGGATATAAACTTCTTTGATAAGAAGATTGCATCCCCTAGCAATCCTATAATGGAAGCTATTAGAAGTAATAAATTTAGAACACTCATTAAAGAAGCTCTTCTTTATCAGGGTAGTGATCCAACAACCGGTGAAGCTATTCTCAGCCTGGTAGGGGAAGAAGAAGCTAGAAATATACAAAGATTGTCTTCTGAAATATTCAAACACTCTAAGGACAGCGTTACCTGGGGTGAATATTTAGGAAATATTTTAGGAATAGAACATAAACTAGGACTGAGTAATAAACTTTTGAATAATTTATCATTATATAAGGAGATAGGTACAACAGGTTATAAGCATTACTTTGCTAAAGGTTTTGGTATAGGCGAAGGCATTATGTCCCATAGTATGTTTGCATCCTTTCTTGAAAAAGGAAATCCAGGAGCTTTATCCATGGTACGGAAACCAGACTTGTTTAGAAGTGTACTAGCGGGTAAGTCTCCTATTAGAGAGATGTTTGCACGAGCTCCTTTATTTGAGAACTGGTTTGGTGCACGGTTACGTAATGTTTACTTAATGCCTGATAAAATTTTTGAGCAGATGCACCTTGATCCTAGAGATACTAAACGAATGGTGGCTGTGAGTGCACTGGATATCTTTCTACACGGTGGTGACTTTGATGGGGACTTGGCTAATTTTATGATAAATAACTCTAGTATGTATCGTAGAGAGTATTTTGGAAAAGATGCAGCATGGACCGGAGAAGTTAATGATGTGCAAAGAGTTAAGCAATGGTTGAATTTTAGAGTGCAACAAGCCGGTAGGGGTGCTCTTACAATCCAGGGACAGGACTATATTGGAATAGAAGAAACAGCAGATGGAAGACTACTTGTTCGGCACGATTCTAAGGAAAAGTTTGATTTTACTAAAAAAATGGAATTTTTAACCGAACAGATGGATGATCCTATGAAAAACATGTCTCATGCTGAAAAAAATAGAGTGTATATGGTACAACAAGTACTAACACCTGTCTTTGGACAAAAAGCAAAAATGTTTCATCATTCTTTTCTTCCTACAGGTGGGATTGATCCTGCAATGAAAAACGAAGTAGTGCAACGTATACAGGAAACTATACGGAAACATTATAAAGATCCTAAAATTTTGCAGGATTTGTTAACTGAATTAGGACATTTACAAGATATAAAACCGTTGTCTCATGCTGAGTTAAAACTACAAGCTTCAAGGTACTTGGATAGTATAACTAATGCATGGGAAAGACTCCAACGAGAATCAACAATACCTTTATATGAACAAGTTATAACACAAGATGGAACTAAGCAAAACCCTAAAATTTCAACTACAGTAAGACCAGGTACTATGAAGAAATCACGATTTGCTATGTTCTTTGATTGGCACAATAAGGCCATGATCCACGGTGTCCCAATAGAGAAAGCGAAAGCAGGACAACTTAATGATTGGTATAATATGACTGTTCAGTTTTCAAAGTTAATGTCTGGAGACAATCTTAGAGATACTAAGAATATTCATAGGTATTTCTGGGACACAAGTCCATTTACAGAGCTTAATCTGAGCACATGGTTTGTTAATCCAGGAGCGGATCATGGTATTCCGGAACATAAAGTATTGGAGATACAAGGCTTAGCGTTTATGGAAACACAAGAGACGTTTGAAGATATAATGAGACTTAAGCAAGCGGAGCGAGCTGTGTCTAAATCTTCTCTTCTCGGAGGACTTAAGTCCGCAGCATACTGGACGCTTTCAAAAAATCCTAGAAATGCAATATATGGAGCTCAGGTTGATCTATTAAGTGAGCAGAAAAATTGGATACACAGCGGACTGACTTCTTTGCTTGGAGTTGAACGAGCTGGTATGATTACAGATGCAGAAAGTGCGGCGTTTTTTACTATGCGATCATTTGAAGAAAGAATGGCCGGAAATAGGGCCGGTACAGAATCAATGATTAATTGGTTAAAACAGTATATGTCAGAAGGAAAAATAAATAAATGGGGAAAGAGAGCATCCGTAGGAGTTCTGGCAGCGATCTTATTTGATCCAAATGCAAATTCTTTATTGCTTCCTGATTTAGAAGTTAATGGGGAAAAATATGACATACCTTCATTTAGGGAGCTAAGTAAATCTTACAGGAATAGACTCATGAAGATCAGAAGTACCTCCCCTCCTGTAATAGATAAACTTCTTAGAACATTTGGTTTACCGAATAGTGTTGGTGCTCGAGCTGTGCACGGACCCCCTTTACCTCCTAGACCTAATAGGGTCTCGTACTCTTATAGAGAACGTAGAGATAAAATATTAGGTATTAAAGAATATGCCAGAAAAGTTAATGGTATAATGTTAGGACAATAATATGAGACGAGTAGTTGAAATAACTCTGCCTACTATTCCCTACGATAAGGATATTTCTGATATAGTAGGTTATCTCCGAATGGTGCTGTCTGAATTAACAAAAACATCTGTAGAAATCCAAATAAATGATATAGATTTTACAAACAAAATTGGTGTTTTTAATAATAATCGACGTCGTTCATTCCCTAATAGACAAAATAATATATAATGGCTACTAATCCTACTGATGTTACATTTATAGACCCTGTAGACAAGTCTACTGTAAGACGTAAGTCGTCCGGTGAATTTAGTCAGATTGATCAACTAAAGGATATTTTTGAGAAACTACGAAAGATTATTTATGAAATAGAAGCAGGGCCAGATGGTTTCAATGCCATGGGTCCTTCTTTAGATAGTACGTTTACTACTACAAGTACAGCAACAACCGGCTCTATGACTATGCAAGTAGATAGAGGTTTAGGGGCCCAGCAGTTAAGAGTTAGCATTATTTCTACTATGATAGATTCTTTGCTAATTCCAAATAGTGTTCATTATACCCCTTTATTAGAATTTAAAGCCAAGATTCTTGATGAATCTTTGATTAAAAATAATGCAGATGTTACTTCATACTTTTCAGAAGAATGGCAGGTACTATTGCATTATATTTATTTATTAGAAACAATATACTCAGCACATGCGGATAGTCTTTATCTTGAATTAATTCCTCTTAAGAATGTAGGAGGACCTGGAGCTTATGGTTTAGGAAGTATGAACATGAGCGCCATGGAGGTTCTTAAGTCTAATATTCTGCCTCCTTCTATAGTTTCTATAAAGGTAACTTCTACTAAAGACTATCTCAAGGATGGAACATACCAGAATATTTTAAAAAGTAGACATATTGAACCTTTTTATATGACACCTGAGTTAGCAGATAAACTGTTAACAGGTTATACTCTAGAAACTCCTCCCCATACCAGAGAAATGCCACCCATGTTTGCAGATCATCATATTAATGTATTTGATGGTACTGGTACAAAGAAGTATTACGCAGCACAGGGCGGTGTAGCGCATAATGCTATAATTTTTATGTTATCTTTTAGTAAAGCTCCTTCCAAGTGGCTGGAAAATGCTATGGATAATGAGGATGAATTTATAACTCTAGGGGAAGATATTGGAGCAGGGCCGGCTGATTCGCATTTAGATGTAATCTTATGGAAAGATGCAGCTTCCAGAGATGACCCAGTAAATAGACAGGCCATTCGAAAGATAATAACGACAATATTAGCTAACGGAAGAAAAAATATGTCTACTTTAGATGTGGATGATTATGTAATGTCAGTTGAGTCCCGGAAAGAATTCGAATTGTTTATTGACACTTACTTCGTTGAGTTAACTTTGGAGGAGGCCACAACACCTCCCCCTAATGGTAAATTTTTTATAAATGGAACATGGTTTACGGATACACCTTTGTACCTACATACTTGGGCAAACGCTAATACTCCAGGAAGTCCAAATTCTGGCAAATTTTGGACAACTACAAATTATGATTATTTACGTAAGACTTCATTGTTTGATAAGTTTTTTATAGGAACTAAATCGTTACGTCAATTAGCTAATGACGCTGGTAATTATCCTACAATAGGAGAACGCAGAGAAAAGTTTGTAGAATTTATAAACTCTTGGCACCTACTTGATAAACCAAACTCTATTAGAGCACTACAGAGCTTAATTGTGGATCATTTTAAAAACAATAGAAGTGCTTTTGCAGATTTAATAAGTTTTGGTGAGTTAAGAAATTTGGTTTTAGACTATTCGTTACATAATATCTCTCCGACTCATCCTTTGTACGTGCTTGACTCCTATTATAATATGCAGTCAATTACTTTAATAACCCCTACGGCTAAAATAGAAATAGCAACTCAAGATTCTATAGGACAAGACTTATCCGGTCAAATACAATCTATAGAAAATTCAGAAGTAACTATTAATGTAACTGATAGCTTAACTGTTTCGAAAGTTCCAGGTTCAGAAAGCATTTCTCCTATAATAGACCAAAATGAAATAGAAACTTCAGACAAGGATATCTTACCATTTAAAGGTCTATTAGTGATGTCTACTATTTCAGCGGCTAATAGTGGAATCGTGTATGAAGTATTAGACAGGTTTGGAACTATATGGAACCAAGGAGAAACTGCAATAACGTTTGCGATAAAAGATTCAAAAGGTAGTTTAGATCCTGGGAAATTGGGACTCAAAGGGCTGAAGTATGCCACTATCTTTCCGTTCTTTGATGAAAATGGTAATTCATTTCCTTATTCAAAAAATTATGCAACTATGACTTGGATAGAAGAAACTAAAAGTCTTTACTTCATTACTCATGATGAATATGGGTTAACACAATTTGATTATCATGCAGTAGCTTCAATTACTTTAGAGGATTCTAGTTTTACAGATGAACAGGTACCACAATGGAGAGTTGTTTTTGAGGCATATGAAGCAACAGGTGCCCATGTTTTTGATTTATATGGAGGACAGTTACTTGTATTTAATATTCCAAATATTCCGCAGGGGGCATTAATAACAGATAGAGTACAGCTCGGTATTACCTCTGTACCTAGTTATCCAGAAAAGGTTAAGAGTAAGTTATTTATTCAAGAGACCGAGCCTGTTACGCTAATGACTATTCCTGTTACTCAAAAGTTCGATGTTGAATACGATCTCTGGGGCGGCGACGGCTTTAAGAACCCCGATGGTAGTACACCGGTTGTTATGGACCCATCATGGTTTGAGGATAAGGATACTGAAGAAGAAGCATTAGATGATGGTGGTGGAACTATTTCTCCATCAATAACAACAACTTTCAGTATTGGCAGTAAGGAAGTACCAATTGATGAATATTTAAGAGTACTAGAAAAAATTCAATTTAATAAGCCCTCAGTTGCAACAGACATTTCAGATATAATACAATATAATACGGAAACGGGTGAATCATTAACCAGATCTACTTCACTACCAGCTAAAGCTTTACAAACGGATAGTCAATTTAAATACGTAAGACCTGCTAATCCAGAGGACACTGGAGTAATGTATATTGGTGATATACTTTTTCATATACCTCCAGTTAATCTGAGGTTCAGCACTGTTAACCAAACAATGTCGATTCCTACTATGAGAACAAAAGGGGATCCTATTAATACAAGTAATAATAATATACCTAAGGTAGATATAACAGTATATTTTAAAGGAACAGAGCAAATAAATAACACTCTTAGACCTTTGCTTGCTCTTTCCCAAGTTATGCCAACTACCTCTGTTCAAAATACTACCATTTTTGATTCGTGGATAGGTAGGAGAGATAAACTTTCTGACAGTACCTTAGACGAAATAGATAGATTTTTACCATTACCGTGCTATTTAGAGAGCATAAACGTCGGTACTATTCCCGGTTTTCCGAATACACTGCAGGCACACATTACTTTGATTCAAATGGACATTTCACCAATGGTTCCAGTTTTAACCTATTGGAAATATACATCCGATGCTCTAAATCAAGCTATGATGAAAACAACAAGGCAATCTATAAGTAATACAATCTTAACTATAAAGGACAAAGAGACTCCAGGGCTTACCAAGAATCCTAAAAATGATAGTGAAATCAAAGTACTTAATTCAGTGGGTCAATTGTTAACAATAAAACTCCCGGATAAAATGGATCAAGTCGATGACGACAAAATTACCGTCTATCCCCAAGAATCATTTCCCTTTAGAAAACTATATAGAAATAGATTATTAGAGGAAGAGAATACTTTTAGTAGAGTAGTGAAAGATCCCTTCTTACATTGGAATAAATATCTTCCTGCAGAAAATTCTACTTTGTATTTGACATATAAATCCCCAAGATATTTTAATGATGAATGGTATAGTTTTAAAAGTAGATTTGATCTATTAGCTCAAAATATGAATGGAGTCAGATTATTATTTCAAATAACAGGTGCAGGCCTGACAGAAGAAGCAAGTATATCAAATCTGTTTAGAAAAACTGAAGATTTTGGACTACGAGAGGCCATAGAATATATGGTAGGAGCATTATCTTGGGTAAAAGACTGGGACGCCACAATTAGTATTCTTAATAGAGAATGGAAAAAAACTGTTGTAGGTATGGCTCGAAGATTTGGATCTGAGCCATTAATGATAACATTCAATAATTTGGATGGTACAGAGGAAACAGTAAATTTAGCCGACTGGGTAGATTCTACTAGTGTTGATTTAGAATATGTTGATGAAGACGGAAATATAAAACAACCAGTTAGAGATATTATAAACTCACTGGTTAAGAGATTTGCAGAAGACCTGCAGCCTGATAAACGAGCAAAAAATGGAAATGTTTTACCGGCGTCTCTTGATTTTGTTGAAACTATTATTCAAAATATCCTAATTAATCCTATATTTGATGAAGAAACTCCGACCAATCCTCTAAACTATGAAGATATACAAATAGGACTTGGATGGTCTGAGTCTCCGTCTGTAGAAAATATAGATCTTTTAGTTAAACAAGGTTTATTTCCGACTATGACTAAGGAAGGCAAAAAACAAAGAGGAAAAGTTGTTAGATATCATTTTCAATCCGTGATTCAATCAATAAGTTGGTCATATGCAAATAATTTATCTCCTATGTTTTTAGCCTCTTCTACGTTGCCGACTTATCAGCATATGGGAACAGCTAATGCTATGGTAACTATATCTCTTAGAACACGAGATGAACGATTAATAAAAATATTAACAGATATGAAAGAAGCAGCTAATGCAATTGGTTCACAAATATTATCTGGAAATACAGAGTTGGTAGGTTTTGATGTTATTTCACTATCAGGGGCTATGGATAAAGTATACTCCGGCCATTTATTAAACTCCTTTGGCTTTAAACATTGCAGTATTGCAAGTATGGAACATAGAAATATGGAAGGTTTTCCCGGGTGGTGGGAAGTAAATATTGATTTAATTGAAAATAATACTGTTCTAAGATCATGGGAAAACTTATCTCTTGTTCCATCAATAGGTTCAAATACTATCAATATACTTAAAAAAGCTTTATTTGCTATTCCTTTTGTTGTTGATTCAGGTGCGGAATTTGATCCTACACTAGCCGGTCTTCAAGGTACAGGAAAAGAAATCACAATAAAAAAAGATATTGGTGGTAAGAAGACGTATAATAATAGAACCCGCTCCGTCACGACAGCTAAGAACGTTGTAACAATAAAGACAACAATTCCAGAGAAACCTCCTTCAGAAAAATTAAATTTTGATGAAATAGCACTACAAGAACTTCCATTGGAAAGTATAATAGATCACTTAGTAAGAAGGGTAGTTCATGTCAGGACAGGCAAGAACTATGCTAAAGTAACATTAAAAGAAGTTGAAAGATCTGGTACTATAAAAGCAACTTATAAGGAGTGGACAATAAATTTTGATAAGGATGGAAATGAACTAAAAGGACGATATAGCAAAGATGAAATAGCTAGAGTAGAGGAAAAATGGGCATGGAAAGTATTCCAAAGTAAAAGAAAACCAAGCTATAAGGGTAATGTTGTTCTTGATCACTCGAAAGCTCTGGGTCCTTGGTTAGAAAAGTTGGCTGATATAACTAAGTTGTTTTCAGAGTATGACAAATATCTTAAAGGTGCAGATGTTAATTATCCTCAGTATACTAACGAAGCACAAGGGTTACCCGATAGACAAATAGCATTTGGTCTTCAAGCAGCCGTCGAAGATGCAATAGGTGCTTGTATTGAGATGACTTGTTATTTATTTGATTCAGCAGCATATAACTTAGTCGAGAGATCTTATAGAGAGGTTGAAGACAGAATTGCAAAGTTTATAAAGATGTATCCTGAGGCATTTTCATCTTCTGGAACTTTACCTTTAAGAGAGGCAATATTCAGTGCAGTGAAATATGGTCCATCTCTGGCCAAATATGATTATTCCGTCCAGCCTTCCACCACATTTTTTACAAAAGGACTCAGATATCATATTGTTAAAGGATTTTTTATAGACCCCATTAATGCCTCTATTAATTTAAATACTGATGCATTAACTATTGAAGCGGGTATGTTTAGTAATACTTTATCTAATAAATTAACACCATTAATACGTAGGCAAGATTTCAGAGAACTGATAGATCAACAGGCGGAGGCATTTGGATTTTCATCTACTAATAAACCAGATTTAGCAGCATTGTATGCAGAGTTAAATAGATCTATTGCTCCAAATTATCCGGATCTAAATTTACCAGATATATATCTTACGTCAACCGGCACACAGTTAATGTCACCAACGTTTTGTTTTGTTGATATTGATCCAGATCTTGAAATAGTTGAAATGGAAAAATCACTTGTAATGCTAAGAACAGTATTCTCAACTCAAATTGCTGCTTTATGGGGAGTTATTAATAAAAGAGCATACGATGACATACAAGCTTATATGGTTACTAATAATGGACAGAATACTCCTATGTTTGATACAGCGTTAAATACTATGAGTGCTCTTGAGATTGCGTTAGCAGGGAAGGGGGAAAGAAAACGAGGATTAGTAATTCCGGCTTGGTTATTAGATCAGACTGACCCCCTTGCTCCTAGAAAAGATAAGTTAGACATAAAGAACTTAAAAGCTGCCAATATTTTTAAGATAATGGGTGATCTTGTTAAAAAAATAGAACTTGAACAGACACAAAATAATGAGAATCCCGATCCATTGGCAAGAACACCATTAACAGTTCCATTGACAGAGGGGTATCAGGGTTTAGCTAAATCGGATCTTATGAAGATAATGAGTCTTACAGCATTAGTGGATTATGTTATTACTCTAATGGCAGTGGCTCCTTATGTAACTGATCAGGTAGAGGCGACTAAATGGCTAGGAGCCACTGATGGTCTTAATTTTGTAGAAGCATCAAAAGCATTATCAAAACATGTTGCAGGATTTCTAGAGGAGGACAAACCAAATGTCGAAAAGTTAGCAAGTATTTTTAAAAACACAGTACTTCTGACAGGAATAGAGGACCTAAAGATAGACTCAGAAATTAGAATAAAACGAACTATAGATTTAATTCTTAAAAAGAAAAATAAAGCTTCATCTATGCTGACCATAGCATCTACCGGAGATTGGAGTGCTTTTAATTCATTTATGGGTATTGGAAACGTAGATGGTGATTTTAAGAGAACTGAATTACTAACAAAATTTAATGAGTATATGCAGACAAAAAGAAAAGGTACAATGGATAGAGTGTATCCTGCTTTTAAGCTGTTTATCTTAGAGGAAGATTCCCCTGTATGGCATTCTTTTGATGACTTCTATACATATGATGCTGCTAGTGAAATTTCAATCATAGAGAGTAAACATGCTGCTAGTAAAACTGCATTGTTAAAACTATCTAATGTTACTGGAAAATTAACTGGTAAAAAATATAATGATCTTATTAATGAAGGGTACATTCCTTTACCGGGCGCTAATGTAAATTTAAAAGTAGGCGCAGAAATAATGATATTATTAGGATATGGTGCAGACTATCGACAGCTTAGAATGAAGTTTAAAGGGGCAATCACAGAAATTAATCCAGGTGCTATACTAGAACTAACGGCACAATCGTGGGGAGCAGGTTTACTTAATCAAGTTGGTTCTCTTGGTGGAATTGAGCATACAACACTAAATGGAGCTTCTACACTAGGTGGAGTTCTGTTGGATATACTAACTCAAACACCTGGGTTAGGGAAACTAGGAAGATGGGGTCTCAGGGACTGGGATAAAAATGATCCCAAACATTTTACTTATACATCTTTAAAGAGAATATATTATGCCAGAGCAATGAATTCTGCTTTGGGTTGGATTCCTAGTAAGGATTTTGCAGTTGTTAGTAATATATCTGATATACTGGGGGGCTTTTTGGAAGATAGATCTGAGGGTTTACCTTTTACTGGAAAAGGGGTTCTAGAAAAATATAGACAAAATGATGTAATTGTCCGCTCTGTTGGTAATGCTATTTTTGATAATATTATAATTAATAATAATAAATTAGACGGGTATGGTCTTTTTCAGTGGGTGTCCAGGGTTACAAAGATATCCAGTTGGGGATTCTCTTGGCATATTTATGCTCAATCAGCATGGGATGCTTTACATGAAGTTACATTGTTTTTAGGCGATTATATAGTGACGACTCTACCATTCGATGAGGGAAATGATGTATTCAGTAATCCTCCGCGTGAAACTTTATATGTAGGCCCTAGAGAACATTTATATAATGCATCTTCTTTTAAACCAACATTTAATATCAGAGATATAATGGCTGAAATAATTAAGGACTATAACAATAGTTCAACTATTGTTGCTAATGCTACTGAGCTGGCTAAAGACTTTTCAACGAATTTAGATAATGCGTTGGCTAAACTTAAGGAATTAGAGGATGGAGCAGAGTTTCCCGTTGGAGAGCCTCAAGTTGCCAATGTACCAATGTATTGTACAGAATGGTATGACGGGCATGAAGAAGATCCAGCAACTTCTCCAGGAGATGAATATACCGTACTTTATACTATTCCGACTCCTTATGATGTAGGCGCTTCTGGGGCAACTTTTACATTTTTTGTACCCGAAAAAGATAGTTTAGACAAGGATCAAGCCTCAAATCTAATAAATCCTGGATCCCCTTATCCGGCTGTGCACGTTCTTGGTGATTTTGTAAAAGATCATGGAATTCCTGGTTGGGGAGGAATGATAGAAGTAACTCGAGTTAAAGCTACAGATAGAGTTACCGGTCAGCAGTTTAATGCGGAAGTAGAATATACTAATGTAGGAGATGGATCTACAGCAGGATGGTGGGTTACTGTCAAAGATTTACCTGAAGTAGGAGCTACCTTTAGTCAAACGGTTTCTGAGGAATATTCTGACATTGAAATATTTGGAGCGTCAGGAAACTATTATGAATGGAATGCAGCTCCATTTTCTTCTGCCGGATCAACAGGTTCTAATGGGTTTAACCCAGAGCACTACATAGGAAGAGGCAAAGTTCTCTTATCAACTCCAGGAAATAAGCCAATACAAGATGGAAGTTTAGACGTATTTTTAATAACGTGTAATAGTGGGGGCCCTGAGTGTGAGGAACAAATCTTTGAAGTAGGAACGCTAGGGTATACAGGAAGCGGGGGCGCAACAGGATTTCAAGTAATAAGTACTGTAGATATTTTGGGCCCAACTTATGCAGGGTCAACTCAGACTTTTCCTCACGGAACTAGGGAGTATATAGAAAGATCTTATATACTAGAAATATACGATACTCCAAGTATATTCTTATATGATGAAAAATCAAGTGATGTTACTGGAGCTTCTTATGATTATGAACTTAGAGCTCCTATTAATTCAGATTCAACAAGCTTCTCTTATCAGACTAAGTATAAAGTAGCAACTAAATCTTTAGACTTAGGATGTAGTTATGCTAGGGAGTCTCATAACGAAGATGTAGGAGCAGGGACTTATTCTGGATGGGAGTATGATATTTATCCTGAGGGAGATTTACTATTAGAGATTCCTAACTGTCGACCAGTGTCCGGAGACTGTCCATGGTTAGATGAAGCAGAACCACCAGGTATGGATCAATATGGTCCACATATAGAAATTTCTGAGGAGGATTATGGATTAATTATTGAGGATAAAGCTTTTCTTAAGATACCACGTAGTCCGTGGTTTAATCAATATATCGCTGATGCTTTTCCGGCGCAATCATCTACCTATTCTTGGCATGTACCAAATTTAGATCCAGATCCAGACGAGAGAGTATGGTTATCCAGATGTGGGGTTGCTATTTCTAATGATTGGTTAGATTATAATGGAACATCAGAAAGTAATGCTGATCCTACATGGTGGGCTCCAGAAAAACGTTGGGACTGGATATTACCCAATTCATTTCCGTCTCAAATAGCTGAATCCGACGCAGGGTATATTGCGCCATATAGTTCTAGTATTTTTTGGAACTGGATAGCTGCAAATAATGCAATGTGGACCACATATTTTACAAGTGGATTTACTTCCCAATGGACAGGTAATGGTATTATTTTTCCAGATCCTCAAGACTTGTGGACATCTGTTTCTCAAATAAATACAGGAGGAGTAGGTGCTTGTGATGCTAGTACTGTATGGCAGACAGTAAATGAATGTACAGAGCTTAGCTTTACTAAATTTCCACCAATAACTTGTTCTGAGCATACAACATATGGCGCAGGAGCGCCACCTCCTGATTGTGCTGGAAAATGTTCTGGTGAAATAGGATATGGTTCTTTATTAGATGAATGTGGGGTATGCATGGATCCGGGCTGTACAAATACAGGTCCAGGCGCTACGTTTACTGAAAATCCATGTAATGGAGATGAATATCCTGGAAATGTAAATGAGGAAGGAACTGGATGGAATCAAATATGTGCAGATTGTGGAGGGTTAGCTAATGGTGATTGGTTTAATAATCAATGCGGGGATTGTGTAGCACCTGAGTCCTTTGGGGCAACTGCCTGTATTAGACACTGTAATGGAAGATATTATTATACAGATGGAGCTGATTCTATTGATCAAGCTAGTTTGATATCAGGAACTACAGGTCCCCAGATTGATACTTGTGGAGTGTGCATGTATTCATATGGCGAAGGGGCACAGAATCCAAGTTTACAAACATGGTCTACTAATACAGATTGGCAATTCTGGGGAGGAACAGGCATTAATCACGGAGCTGGCTTTGGGTGGAACAAACCCTGTGCTGATTGTGCACTTGAACCTGGGGGCACAGCGCTTCATGATAGATGTTATCAATGTGTCGGAGCAACTACTGGAGGTACCTATGCCGCAGATACGGTTGTTCCTTGTGTTACGGATTGTGCAGGTAACTGGGGCGGTACAGCTGAATTTGATGATTGTGGTGTTTGTGTTTATGATACTGCTAGTGGTGACGGCACTGGATGGAATCAAACATGTGTAGACTGTGCTGGAGAACCAGGAGGTACTGCATACTATGATAACTGTGGAGTTTGTGTTGGTCTAAGTACTACAGGTCCTTACCCGGCAGGGGCAACTGCTCCATGTATTGCAGATTGTGCAGGAAATTGGGGAGGGGCTCTGTTAGATACCTGTATTGGAAATAATGCTACTGAAGAAGAGGACTGTGTGAATAATGGGGGTTTTTGGTCACCTTTAGGATATGATATATGTGGTAACTGTGGGAAATCTGTAACAGATGTAACTCCTCAGGCATTTTGTAATAATGGTACTCAGTATAACGATTGGTATACTGGATGCGGAGCAAATATTAATGACTATTTATTTCCAGGAATAGGAGTTTATGAAGAAACTAATGGATGGGCATTTTACGCTGTGTATAATGAGGACGATCCGACTGGTTCTGATCCATTGGATACAATTCACAATTCGTTCCATTCTTCCTACGGAGGAAATGGTGCAACTTTTTCAGGTGAAGATACAGCTAGAGCTGCTGCATATGACTGGTGGGAGAATTTATCTAATCAATCTTATGGACTGCCTCAGAGTCCTTTTGGAGATTGTACTTGTTGGGGCGGTAATGAAGATAGTGACTGTGATGGAAATTGTCAGTATGATAGATCCTTTAGTTATAATAACTCTTATGACGATAGTGCTTCTCAGTTTGATGATTGTAATGTATGTGTACGTGCCTCTACTTATAACTCTGGGTCATGTGCTGATTGTTCTGGTGTAGATAATGGTAGTGCCTATACTGATGATTGTGGGAATTGTGTATCAACTCCTGATGCAGGGTGTGCAAAAGGATGTGACGGCATATGGTATGATGATAGCTCTCAACCTGAATACGATGATTGTACTATTTGTACAGGTACATTTCCAGCAGGTGTTCCTACTTACAACGATGAATCATGCTATGATTGTGGAGGAAATGTTAATGGAAATTTGCATATTAATAGATGTGGGCATTGTGGTGATCCATCTGATACAGGTGAGACAACTTATAATAGGTGTGAAATGGCTTGTGACGGAACATGGCAAACTAGAGTTTATGAGGATGATAGTGGTATAGGGGAAGATAGAGTCTTTTATTATCAAACTGGTTATTATAATCCATCGTATCCAGCTAGATTGGATTGGTGTGATATTTGCCACTTTGAAGGTTCTGAAGAACCGGGTTGGGACTTCCCAGATCGGCCGGAGTGGAATGAAAATTGTACAGATTGTGCGGGTGTTTTAAACAAACGACAACATTTACTTCATAATCAAGATAATGAATTTACTGCTACTGAGAATAAATGTGATGAATGTGTGTCTTTAGATACTTGGAGTATGACAAGTTGTGCTCCTGAAGGTACTGATAATTGCCAAAAACGGTGTGATGGAACTTGGTCTATAGCAAGTGGAACTGGAACTTGGCCACCATATGATACAAATGAATGTCCTAAACCGATATTCAATGATGGAGCAACTGCAGATAATATAGATAATTGTGGAGTATGTGGAGGAACAGGTGTTCCATTTGGAGATACCTTAGGTGCTGATATGACCTATTATGGATGTGGATGTGAGGAAGCCTGTCGAGGAGATGTACCTTGGCAACTAAGAACGGTATATGAAGCAAGGCATAAAGATCCGATTAAAGTTGTAGTCAGGTATTCCTATATAACTGATTTTATAGATGACGCATTAGAATTAGATATTGCAATCTCATATTATGTTAAAAAAAAGTGTGCACAATTTGCATTTGAGCTTCCTCGAATTCCTACTAATATAGGAGTAAGTACAATAGAACAATTAGGATTTATTACAATGGATCCTCATAATATTCAAGCAAAAATCACTATAAATCCTGCAGATTATGGACAGGAAAGTCCTGATGGAGGATCATCTCCCTATGAGATAACTATGAATTCGTTTAGCCAATTTGGTCAATTAACTCCAGAGGGCGAGGTAACTGTTAATGAAATTGATCCAAATAATCCACCTGAGTTGTTAGATGCAAATCCAAATGTGATAGGAGCAAGTACAACATTAGCGCTTATTAATAAATATACAGTGGTACCAAAAGTTCATAGACAATTAAATCATGCTATTTCATATTTATCCTCTACTCCAGTCCCTGTGGATTACAACTTTTATTTTAAAACACTTGGTTCGTGGGTAGAGGTGACTTATAACTTAATTAATCATGTAGCAGCTAATCCTTTACAGATAGCAGGGGCCCAGCAAGCAGTGCAAGAAATACAAGCTAATATTAGCAACGTAGCCGAGTTAAAGGAGTTGGTTGCCAAAAATGAACAAGAAGTTTTAACATTAGCTAAACATAGTATTTCTAAAATAATAAAAGATATTTATAATCTTCAGGGGTATGGGCCTGGTTCATACTTAAATGGAGGATGGGAGTGGAGAGAGTTTGTTCCAATCTTTGTAAAACAGTTGATAGGGAATGGTTTTCACCGCTATGCAGCGATAGTATCAAAATGGGCAAGTGTAGGTTTCTGGAGTCCCTTCTTATCTAAAAAAATTCTGATATGGGGCATAGATATTAACGTATGGGGAAAGGTAATCCGAGAGATTGGCTGGTATGGGGATAGTCCTGTTCCTTTTACATATACTAAAGTTCATGAGATTTTAGTAGGTGATTATGAAAAAAACTTTATTGATAAAACTATGATGAGTAGTATTGAAATAGATGAATACTCTGTTGGGCTACTAGAGTATGTAAATAAGCTAAAAAAACTAAATTCAGAAGACTGTGAGTGGATGACTCCTGTTGTCGATCCTGCTACTAACGCTAACGTGTCTAAGTATAACAAGCAGATGTACAATTTTCGAATAAGTAAAGATAAAATGGTTTCTGAATCAGTAAAGGTTGATGAGAATGTGGATACTGGAGGTTATAGAAATACATCAGGCTTCTATCACAAGGACAAACCAGAAATGAAAAAGCTCGGAATGGAATTTAAATATCTTGGTGGTATTAAAGGAGATATTACGTTTGCGGGCATTGATCTTACCCTAACAATCTCATCTGTCGGGGTTCTTCAGCATTTAACGGACATGTATCATAATATATTTTTACTGTCGAAGCAAGATCTGGCCATGAAAGAAGATATAATTGACATAATGAAAAATCAAATAGAAGGCAGAGCAGCAGGTCTGGAGAGTTATAATATAGAAGAACCTGGTTATAGTGATATGTCTCTTGTTCTTATTGAACTAGAAGATAGAATAAGAGAAATTAGAGGATTAAATAATATATTTAGTTATAAGTCAGTAGTTCAACATCACTTCGTAGATAGTTATAATGATATTTTGCAGAATAATATTATTGCTACAGCTGATGAAATGTTTAATCATGTTTCTATACATTATTTAGCAGAACCCTCTAAGGCTAAAACAAATACGTCTGCTGAGTATTATAAAACAGAAGCTATGGTAAGCTATGACCAGGATGCTGATTATTTGAGAACTTATACCTCTTATATGAAAAATATGGATCCTAATATGTTTAAAGACTGGTCGAGTGCAAATGTTTACTTAGGAGACCATAGAGCTAATGATGAGTTTGCTCAGGAGCAAATATTGGATGCATTTACACCAGAAGCTTCAAACATAGCACAAAATGTACTAAGAAATGTTATTAAACCTATGTATCAAGGAACGTTAAGTATGTTGGGTAACCCTAATATAAGACCATGGGATGTAGTATACATCTATGATGATAATATAGCTATGTATGGTCCAGTAGAAGTAGAACAAGTAGTTAATACAATATCGGTAGATGGAGGATATATAACTACTATTATTCCTAACCTCTTGATTTATGATAAAGATTCAATGAGAGCAATTGAGCAACAACTAATGAGTCATATCCAGCAGTTTGGATTTAAAAATATGGCAGCTTTGGGGGCGTACTCCCTCATAAGACTAGGCGCCGCCAGAGTAGGATGGAAATGGGTCTATAATACGTTTTTGAAAGCATCTTCGGAAGGAGCAGGACTCTCTGTTTATAACGCAACTGCAAAGCTATGGGAACTATCTGCTAAGCAGGTTGCAGATGGAGGCTCTCGGTCGGCATTTGCATCAGCTAAACTAGCTAATAAGGCTCAGACTAAAGTAATAGGAAGACTTAAGGCAAAGTTAAAATCGCAAATGGCACTAGGAAGTTCAGGCAAACTTTTAGATGACGCCGGTAACCTTGTAGTTGGTAAGGAAAAAGAGGTTTCGAAACTTGTTCAACAAATTTCAAAACTGAGAGCAAAAGCACTAATATCTAAAACTACAATAAAAACTACTATAGCTTCTTTTACTAAAAGAGGAGGTTTAGCTTCTTGGGGAATAAAGGCATTTAATTATGCAGGTTGGGCATATCTGGCCTGGGAAGTACTGAGTACAGTATGGAATATAATGGACAAAACAGCCTATTATAAAATAAATGTTGCTCAATTATTAGCTGGTGAAAATCAGTTCACATGGGTTCCTTTAACTTATAAAGGCGAAGACTATGTTGCCGGGTTAGAGGGAATTATAGGCACTCCTAGAAGTACATCTACTATTATACACGGTGAGTTAAAAGGAAAAGAAGGAAGGAATAGAGCTATATATATACTAGGACAAATGTGGGATGCATAGACAGAAGGTGACATATCTATAACATGGGAACAGCAAACGACCTTACTTCAAAATTTGACCATAAAGCAGCTAAGTCTGTTACTATGCGATATCCAGTTAGAATTGCATCAAATAGAGCAGTATGGCATAATGAATCCAATGTAATTGTAGTGCAGGGAGATGATTTTGACAAAACTAAAGTGGTACATTTTTGTTTGCTTATGAATCCTCCACCAAATTCTCACTCTAAGGAGGAAGAAATAAATCCAGATGAAGTAGAAGTATTGGAGCTACTGTTTGCAACGCATAAACCTAATGATGATCCAAAAAGAACGTTACCTACAAAAGGGGTTCCATTAGAGATAGATGGTTTTGCGTTTATATTAAATACCCATTCCAGACAGACCCCCGCTAAACCGGCTACCATTAAAGCTTCACCTTCAGAAAAAGATCTATCGACAGATCGTGCTGATGGGACAGCATCTTATTTGAATGTTGCGGGATACGGATTAAATATTACAGGAGGAGGAGATATATCAATAATAGGCAAAAATTCCTCTATGAACCTTGAGGATAGAATAACAATGACCGCACCTGTTTCAACAAATGAATTGACAGGGAATATATTAACTACACAAAATTTTTTAACAGAATATTGCATGATACCACAGAATGTTTTACCTACCTGGATTGTAGGCATGGACCCGATTATTAATGTATTAGAAATTTTAGATGCATACAACGAAGTTAACAAATATGTACAAATATGTGATGGGTTAATGGATATTTATGAAGCATTCGGGGATCAGCTTGCATAGGATAAACAATTTAGCTGGGGGAAAAGAAGAGATGAAATTTACAAAAGAATGGTTATCTTCATTATTAGAAGAGAATATGACTAATTTAAAAACAGGAAAAAAAAGCGTAACGATAAATTATAAAAAACTTGAAGAAGAAATTGAGAAGTGGAGAAAGAAAACTAAACGTACTGAAGAAAGTTAAATGAGTGTAAATAAAGAATATAGACTTTTAACTAAAGTACCAATAGGTACAAAGATGATTGTTAACAAAACAGGTAAGTCTGTAAAACTTGATGAAATAAGATACTTTCCTACTCGGTATAAATGTGATGATGGTAATTACTATTATACACATGATGTGGATATATTATGGCATATATAATAGTAGATCCATGTGTAAGTACTTGCGATACAGCTTGTGTGGAAGTTTGTCCCGTGGATTGTATTCATGGTCCTGAAGACACAGAGGGTTTAGGTGCAGAAGCAAAAGAACCTGGATTTAATCCAGAAGGTAAACAACTCTATATCAATCCAGAAGAATGTATTGATTGTGGAGCTTGTGAACCTGAGTGCCCAGTAGAAGCTATTTACGAAGAAGATTCTGTTCCAAAGGAATGGGAAAAATTTATAGATAAAAATTATGAGTTTTTTGGACAAGAAAGACCCTAAATTGGAGAAATAAAAATGATTAAATATATAATAATAGCAGGTTTGTTTTGTACTTTTTCAACTGCAGCTGAAGTAGATGTTGCACTACCTGAAGTAGTACAATCACAGACTGATGATGATAAATATGTAGTAGATGCTAGAAGACGTGGTGGTAAAGGAAACAAAAAACGTAGACGTGGAGGCAATGGTTTAAGATAATGAAATTAGCTTTTAATGAGCATGGTCAAATTATATCCAGTAGTGGAGCTCTTGCTAATATTGAAGGAGGAGCCCTGGCAGAAATGTACAGGCTTAATTCTTTTTTTGGTATAGTGCGAGGAGATTATATTTTTGATGTTAAATTTGGCAACTCGGCAGCTCAATATACAGGTAAAGCCTTAAATTCTGAGGTACTTAATTCGTTTGCTAGTACTTTAAAAAAGGCTTTGGATAATTCAGATTTGCTTAACGATAGAACTTATGAAATAACTACTTCTCAAACAGGAAGAGATTCTCTATCAGTAAATATTACAGATCAAACTACTGGACATAGCTATGCTTGGAGATATGATGTTAGAACTAATAGATTAACTAAAGTTGTAGAAGTAGATACTCCTTCTGTGGCAAAAACATATCAAGCATTTACAGAGACATTTACAGTAGATGGTTTTACTAGGCTTTTGAACATAGAAGCCTTATATACGAAAACATTAGTTGATAATGGATTAGGAATATTTGATAATATTGAAATTTTACATAACGTTTACATACAGGAGTCTAATTCTGCAGAAAGAAGGTTGGCATTCAGTAGTGAACTAGAAATTGACATGTTAAATTACACTGTTCAATTTTATACAGCCCCACCTGAAGGTTATAGAATAACTGTAGAATTGTGGCCTTCACTAATGGCTAATCTTTCAGGACTAGATAGCCCTTATTTAACAAGAAAATATGGAGTATAATTATGTCATATATTTTACAAAATAAAGATGAAATAGACGAACGACTAGTAGAATTATTTAAAGTTGCAGGATTTTCTAACGCTAGTAGCCCAGGTACTCCGGAGCATGCCCTTTATAAAGTACTAGTAGAAGAACTGTATAATGCATATGGAGTGCTTGATTCTGCTTATAGAGGAGCGCTTCCTTTAAACGCATCAGGTGCTAATTTGGATTTATGGTCAACGTTCTTTGGAAGTACAAGACAATTAGCAACTTATGCTAAAGATTCAACTTTAACTAATGTTTATTTTTATTTTCCTGAGGATTTTGATATTTCTGTAATCCAAGCGGATATAGATATATCAACAGGAACATTAATAAGTGCAAATGGAGTTAATAAATTTTATACTGTTACCGAGGACGCTGTTTTGACTACACTTGCTACTGAAGCCCGAATTGTCTATGTTAAAGTACAGGCACAAGAGAGTGGGGAAAATAACAATGTAAATAGTGACGAGTTAAATACACATACTTTGGATGTAAGTGGCTTATTAGTGTCTAATAAATTTCCTATTACTTCTGGATTGTTTCCACAAACAGATTCGGATTTAAGAGTATCTATGCAGAATATTTTTGGTAAATTACTTAGTACCAACCTTGCTTCCATGCAATTTCATGTACTAAATCTTCCAGGTATATCTAATGTTAATATTTTTCCATTAATACGAGGAACAGGTACATTCAGTTTATTTATAGATTCTGTAGCTCCTGTTGTATCTTTAGAGCTTTTAAATCAAGTTCAAGAAATTATAGATCAAAATAAAGCTCTAGGGACTATAGGATATGTTGACTATCCAGAATATAGAAGTATTACCATTGAATTTGAAGTCCTTGCTAAAGAGGGGTTAGATTCAGAGGCACTAATTTCAGAGTTAGAGTCATCTGAATCTCAAGTTATTGTAGATTTGATAAATAATATTCCCCGCGGTGATTCGTTTAGACCAAGTGAAATGGTAAGAATTATTCTTGATAATAGTAAAGTATTAAATGCAACCGTAAAAACCTTAAAAATTGGAAATTATAGCGTTATAGACCAAACAATAAAAGATAATGAAACAGTAGCTCCAACACCAAAACATATTGATATCACTCAAAAATGGTTTTGCTCTACTGATCTTTGCTCATATTGCGCTGTTTCTTTTGGATAAATGAGACCTAATTCAAAAAAAGAGTACTATATTTCTCCACGAACTAACGTATCGTTGTCGCAGCTGCCTTCTTTTATGAAGAAGGGTACGGACAGTACTTTGTTTACATTATCTAATCCTCAGAATATCGAGTTTGATAGATTTTATCATGATATAACAGAATCAGCACTAAATTTAAATCCAACGACATTAGACTTATCTTTGCCTGATTTTATATATACTTTTTCAGATCTAGCTATAGGGTCGGGGGTAACTGGAGCAAATTCTGAATTAGAGGAAGTATCCTTATATGATTTTAATTTTAATTTACCTACCAGATCAGCTACAGCAGCTTCAGTTGTAGATGCTGTCATTGGAGTAACAGGGGCTAATTATATTGATATGCATCATGTGGCTCCAATTACTTATACGTTAGATGATTATAACTATACGGTAGCTAAAGGGTATATTGGGCTCCGAGAAGGATCTTGGCTTACCAATGATCTTATTTCAGTATTTGATGCTGAGTTAAATTTAATAGAATCTTTTGGATTGCCTGCTGTTGAACAAAATCTAAGCAGTGCTTCCGATGAATGGATAGAATTAGATGAAAACCTTAGTTATTCTTTAGACAATAAGTTTATTGTAAAAGACAGTCTTACTGTTGTAAATCCTCATACAGGTACTATTGTAGATGAAGCTGGTTATACTTTTAGTAACAGTACGTTAACTTTTTATGAAGCTCCTGAGTTTACATTAGTAGTGGAGTATTCTTATGTTCCTTCTCCAGTTTTGCATTCATTATATTATTCTACACATTTTCATGATATTTCAGTTTCTCAGGCCTCATCAGCAGCTAATCCTACTGGATTCTTATTTTTAATAACTGACCAACCTGATCTTAGTGCAGGAGTTTCAGCAGGGGCAGATTATTCACATCCAACAGGCACTACTAGAAGTATAAATTCGTATGATAATACACTAAGTGAAGCCGATGACATTAAAATTAATTTTACTGCAACAGACGTATCAGTTGACCAAGAAGTAAGTGTTACCTTTAAATACTATGCAACTTATTCTTATGATTTATTTGATGGCACCTTGGCATATTGGGGTTACGCCAACGATCCTTATAATCATCTATTAGTTGTTAATGATTTTATAGATCCTGTTAAAGATACAATATTAATAAATGGAATAAAAGTAATAAATGTAATCACAGAAGAAGATATTACAGCTGGTTTTACTTTTACGAATGTGGAGGGCAGCACAGGAGCTTATCTTACTAGGGTAGATTTGACAATAACAGGTTCTCCAGATACTTTTGAAATACAGATTCCTTATATTCGAGAAATTACCCAAACAGAAGCAGCTACCATTTATTCTGAGCCCATGACAGATATATTTACTGTAACAGATGTATCAGCTTCTTCGACATTTTATTTGAATTTTTCATATGTATATGGAGGAACATCAGATTACCACTCTTATATAACTTTTCCTACAACGTTATCTAAGCAATTTACTATGGATACAGCAGGAGCAACCTTAACCATAGGGTCAACATTTGATGTTTCATATGAGGGGTTGTCTAATTGGTCCGTTAAGCAAAAAAGATTATGGGCAGATAATGGTATTACTATTGATCATTCAGTATTTAAATCAGGAGCAGGGGCATCAACAACATCTACTTATACTTACCAGGACTCCGTTAACAATATAGAAATTATTAGTTTAGAAACGGAAACAAATTATCACGCTTCAACTGTTTACTATCCAGAAAAAATACATAGTGTGGACAGTTACTTTGATTTAATTACTTATTCTTTAAATGATAAAGAAGGCAAAATAGAGCTCTACACAGCTTCACAGGATTTACATGATATTTATAATTTATATTTTATAGAATATGGAGTTACCGGTCTTGATGGAACTTCTACTTATTATGCTAGTGCAGTTCCCACCCATAGTTCTATTCGGAAACGACCAGTAGGTCTACAGTTATTTCACGACTCAATAGCGTTATTAGAAGAAGATATATCATCCGGCGACTTTAATTTAGAGTTCAAAGATGTACATACCCTTAATTCTTTAGCTACCCTAAATACGTTCACTACAGGAGCTACATCAGATACAATTAACTCATTTACTTTTAATAGTGATAATGATTGTCAGTTGTTCAGCGGAGGAACTGGCTATACTATTCCATTATACTATGATTATCTTACCAGAATTGTAGATGAAGACACATCAACAGAATCTTTATACTTTCGGGAAGAGTATGCAGGAGCTACCGTAACGGGGGGAACTGGTTTAGTTTACAGCTTTTCAGACCGAGAAACATCAGTAGTTGAACATAGTGTTGATCATTGGGGTAGAATTTTTGGAAGCGATAGATGGCCAAAAGAAACTTTAAAAGATTATTTGAATAGGTTAACTAATATAACTGAGGCTAAAGGAGCCTCATCGTTTCAAAAATCATTAGATGGAATATCAGCTACTTTAGGGTCTCCTTCTTACAATATTAGTACCAGAAATTCATTTGATTTAAGGTATCCTGCTGCAGTTAGTACGGAATCACAAACAGTATTTTTGCAAGGACCTACTGCTACAATATCCACCAATTATCCCATTAATGAGTTTATATCAGCTACAATATATCATTCAGACGGAGAAAATTATTCGATTACATTAGCTGATTTAGTCTATACAGTTGGTTCTACAGGCACAGACCTTTCCTTAATTACTGGAGGAGCAACTACAGGAGACTCTGTTAATATAAAATATAAACCTTATGCTACTCTATCTATAAATGGCGAAGGGTCAACAGGGCCATTTACATTAATCTATGAAAACGAGACACATGATAGTACGGCGGTATTAACCATAGATAAACAAGCAATTGATCGGGTATTAGCTTATGAGGACTCTCTTATTACTACTTATAGTTGTTCAGACTTCGTACCAGGAGGTACATTTGCATCATCCTACGGATGTGCTGGGACATATGGAGGAACTACTGTTAGTGACTCATGCCAAATTTACTGCAATAATGGACAATATACGGCAGAAATAAGCTACTATGCAAACACTACAGATGATATTTTTGATCCAGTATTATATGAAGAAACTAATATTCATTATTTTACTGATGTGGTTTCAGGATTAGCTCCGTTAACCGAGAATTCATCTCATATTGTAATAAATGATCTTATAAATTCTTCTTACATAGCAGAGAACTCTGTAAATAATATACCTGGAGCAACAGCTTCTGACCTTATTAATATGGGAAAAGGACCATTTTTATATAAATGGGGTGAGTTTTTCTGGGATAATTATAACTGGAAAGATGGTGAATCTTTAAAACTAGGCCTAAAGACCATATTTGATGCACATACAGCTACGCTATCTGTTACCGACCCAAAATTCTCCAACGGAGTTGCTTCAGGGAACCATCTAAAATTTCTGGGATTTGATAAAGATAAAAAAGGAGTAGTACAGACTGGTCAATTTTATTATAAGGATAAACAATATTATTTAGGTTCTGCTATGCAAGTAACGGCGTTTCCGGTTGATAGTGGATATCAACCTATGGTATTGTGGGAGGAAGGCGCAACATTTTCTATAGACCTTCCTATAACAGATACCCCTATTGTTGTTCAAAGGGATGAGCCGTCAATTTTATATTCGGCTCAAAATTCTGTAGATATAAACAGTATTAACAGTAATCCATACAAAGAAGATCTTGGAGATAAAAGTACCGTTGTTACCGCATTATCAGGAAATAACGACTTAAATGTAGTCGAAGTACCTTATGATTTTGGAGGAGGAACAACTGATAGGGGGTTTGAGGTATTTGTAACCGGAGCTACAGGAGGAACAGGGGCCTCTGCTGACTATGTTGAGTTTTTAGATGGTGTTATATTTTCGGAAAGTGGATCTAATCATATTGAGTTAACTGATGCACAGGTAATTTATATAACTAACGACATAGAATCAGATCAACATGTATGGTATATTTATAATTCTGATAGATATGTTGCTACTCCAGGACCTGAGGATTCTCCCCCAAATTCTTCGATAATTGGGACAGATAAATCACTACGGCACTCTGTTGATGTATCACTTTCTTCCCTTATTACACCACTTTCTGATGTATATCCTGAAGTGTCTGAAATTATACAAGATATATCAGGAGCTACTAACGAATACTTTATGATTGACGATTTTACTGAAAAAAGAATAAAAATAGAAGATCAGGGTTGGTTGGCAGGCAGTTCTGCTAATCACCATATATTTTCATTTGATACAGAAGAGGGAAACGAGTACACAATAAAGAGTATTAATATGGATTTTCATACACAAGATTTAGGTAATAAGATTTTAGCTCTAGGAGATGAATTATTACCAGTTAAAGCAATAACAACTAAACTTAGTTCGTCTATTATAGATTCGGTTCATCATACAATGAAGATTACTATTGAGGCTAAGGACGAAGAAAATGGATATGTACCTAATGCTTTATTTACGTTAACAGGAGCAACTTTTACAGAGAACTCTTGTATAACTAAAGCCGACGGTTTATGCATTATAAATACTGACATTCAGATGGGCGCTTCAGGCGCTACTGGTGACATATCTATAACGGTGAGCTATAAAGATCTTCCATTTGATACATTTACAATTACTAACATAGGAGAGGTATAATAATGTCTTATTTTATAATTCCACCAGAACAATATTTCGATGATACGGCTGCAAATCTTGCCACACCGGAGAGATTTAATGCTATATTTAACATAATTAATCAAGAAGCAGTAAGTAGACATGGGTTTATTTATCCAATTATGCTGAATGTATCTCATCCAACTATTTCTTTAGATAGTGAGGGGGTTCCAAGCCCCTTGGTAATATCTTTTCAAGAGGTTGGAAGTGCACTGGCTCCAGTAGATGGGGAAGGTGCTACTTTGTATAACATAACCTATGAATGGTCTCTAGCTACTGATAGTGTAGGGGGTTTCACGGGAGCAACTGGTGATAGTTCAGTTTCTATAGATTTACAAGGTTCAACTTATGATTCTGCTACCGATACGGTAGGTGTAGACTTAACACTAACATATCTAAATATAAATCAATCTGAATATAAAGTGTTTTCTACTAGCTACTCTGTTCCTTTTGTAGAAAAAGGATTAGATGGAGAAGCTGCAATAACTACTCCTATGCCTTTAATATATGCACCTTTTAATCATCAACCATTAAGTTGGTTGGAGCCTAATAGCGATCAAAATGCTATGGCTAAAATACTTGCATTCAATCAATCTTTTGTTCCACCTGGTTGGGGAGCGTATAATGTAACGTGGAGTTTAGTGGATTCAGGAGGTAATGATTATAGTAATTATATTTCATCTTTTGATAATACTAAAGTAGAACTGCAAATACCGGATGCAGACAAACATTTTATATTAACATTAACTATAACTAATAATGGGGGCATAAATGAGTACTCCACTACCGTTGATATATTTACCTATGGACCAGGAGTGTTTTTCTTACAATGGGGTTCGTCTGATGATATTCCCCAAAATCCACATTTTGTAAGTTTAGAGGGAATTACAATTCCACATTCTGATTCCTTATTTCCTATAGAATCAGGCTCAATGAAAGTAAAATGGGGATATGATAATACCGATTTTGGAGAAGTAGGAATAGCTAATTATTCTGGTTATTTAGGGGGACCTAACAGTCCTAATTCTGAAGCACTTTCAACAGCCTTTACAGCTGCTGGATTAACTCCGCCTACCTCCGAGGACGAGTGGAATTCATATGCTTTAATAAATATAGAACAAGCTGCTAATAATATAGTAGATAATCTAGCTACTTGGTTTATCTTTATTGGTGGTCAAGGAATGGTACAGCAGGCAAAAATTGAAGCAGATGTAAGTAGTTCTAATGCTTATTTTTCAGCAATTATTCCAGAATTTGTTAAATCACATACTTATTTAATATCCGGTTTAGCGGTAGGGCAAGCTCCTAATGGATTTTTTGACCAAAATGTTTCCATAGGGTCTAAATTTGAAAGATCAATAATCCACCTTAAACACTATGAGGTAGGAAATGCAGGCAATTTAACATATGTAGGCAATCATGATCAAACTAGAATAGTTACCCCTAGTAAATCTATATTTCCTATATCTACTATATTTAAAGGTGTCCCAAATAACATTTATTTTCATGCAAGTGTAGCATCAGCTATAGGCAGTTCCTATTCGGGATTAATGACTTCATATGGAGGATTAGTTCCTAGTACAGCTAATTCTGGGATAATCTCATTAACGTCGGCACGCACTATTTCAGGGGTTGTTGTTGCAGGAGAGCAGTTTGGAGTAGACGTTGATATAACTTTGAATAGTGGATCAGAAAATCCAATAGGGTATTTAGTATCGTATCGGGAATTTGGTGCTGCTGACATTATAGATGAATCTTTAGTTCCAAGTTTTAGTGCAAATAGCGCAGATTACTCTGTATTGTTTATAAAAAGTAGACACTTCAGTCTTCCAGCAAAACTAGGAAGAAAGGTTAAGGTTTGGGTAAAGAGTGTCATGGGAGATGGTTCCATGTCAGTCTATGTAGCCAGTTCAGAAGTAGTAGTTCAATTTCCATCTTCATTTGAGCAGTCCTTACTACGTGTACATTTAGGTAGAAGTAATGGAACGACTCCTGCAAGCTCAGGAGACTGGGAAAATACCTGGGAAGACGAAGGCGCAACTTATGATTTTAGTCAACATACTACTCATTTTGCTACTTTTGCCAAAAAGACAGAATTACAAGGTGTTAATGTATGGGTTCAAGGCTTAGAAAGCAGTAGCAGTCAATGGGATATAATTATATCTATTGGCGGATCTGGGGCCAGTGAGCACTATGATGTTGCCACGAATATAGATTCTTCTTCTCCTGGATTTTTTTCTAACACGACTCCTACTTTATATTATTTAGATGATTTATCTGTTACCAAGGAGGCAGGTACGCCAATTGGTATAAATTTGAGATTTAATGGAGCTACTGGAACAGAAATAGGAGACTTAGGAGACAAAGATTATGATATAACAGTTGAGCTAACATATTCATACCCGTTTGAAGAGACTGCTTAATGAATTTTAAATTCATAGATAAAATGACATTAGATGACTCTGGTTTCAATGTTGGTCCTGTTCCGATAACAGCTTTTTTGGGAGGAGATACAGAATCCCATCAGGTTAATATAACAAAAGGTATAGACTACAATAGTATGTTTGGTTTTGATAAAACTACTAAACAAATTTTGCCTATGGGTTCAACAGGTGCATTTATAATTCCAGGACAAAAGTTAGCAATCGGAGCAGCTGTAGACATTCTGTTAGGACCAGTAGATGCCAATTTAACGTCTACTTTAACTGACGCAACCGCAGATGAATTTATTATTTATGATTTATTAACTAATAAACCGTTTACCTCTTTTGCAAAAGTTAATTCTAATACAGTACATTTAGGCGCTTATGATTACCAAAACAATGTTTTAGTGTATAGAACTAGTACTGATGAGGAAAGATTTTTAAAGGTCTCTCCTCGTTATACAGTTGGAAGTGATTGGAGTATTGTTGATAATACTATTGAGTTAACACATTCCGATTTTGTAGTAGACAACCAACTTACCTTTATGAATAATCCTTTATCTCAAGTTGAACTATTATGGTGTGATAAAGAAGATTACAAAAATTGGACACTATATTTACCTAGAAAAATAGAATTAGGTCCAAATTCTACTATACTTATTACTCCTACAGGAGCTGGACCATCTTCTAAACGACATAAATATATAGAAAAAGAACATATTAATAAAGTAAGATCTAGATTGTTACAAACCAACCATAGAGGCCTAGATATAACAGGAGACGGAAGTTTTAGTAATAATACAGAGTCAATTAATTATGAGTATGGTTATATAAAACTATATGATAAAAAAGAAAAGCATTATAACAAAGTGGTGTGGGATATAGATCCTAAACGAGGCTATCTTCTTTTAGAAGATCCGGCAAAAGATGGACTTCTAATAGATTATAAAGTTGATGATTCTTGGTTCCCCTTTGATTCAGAGGTAATTAATATGAATCCTTTACGTAATAACGTATTGACATATTATGTATGGATTCATAACACTACACATAGATTGTATTATAGTAATTCTAATAATAAATCACTTTTGTTTGAGAATAATACTTTTAGTAATACAGTTGTTTTAACAAATAAATACAGTCATTTATTTACTGTATCCACTGTCTATAAAGATTCCCAGGCTATAGATATAAGACAACACGGAGGAGTTTTAAAAAATCAAGACGGTGCAGCTTTTGATATAAAATCACATACAACTCTCGGCTATTGGGGTTACGAACCAACACCATTAAATATAGTTTTGGTAGATTTGCCAGACAATATACTAGAAAATATGATAGATCAATTTAACGAAAAAGGAGCAACAGCATATGACTTAGCTATTCCCGCTAGTATGCAGGAGGATAGACAGACGGCAGTAGTTTATTTAAATGAATTTGAAGATGAAAATGGAGTTAATTTAATACAAAATGAGATTTTTGAAGCAGTAGGTAAGTATATGCCATTAGGGATTGCGGTTATTGTCCGAGACCAATACACAAATGTATTGTTTGGAACAGAGGACTCAGCGTTACTTACTACTAGTCATGGTTTATAGGAGTATATATTATCGCAACACTACAATCATATAGAATAAAGGAAATACAAGAGCTTATTATATCAGTGTTTGGTCAAATGAATATAACTGATCCTGACGAAAGAAATAATATTGCATTAGATATAGCTACGAGACTTAATACAGGTAATCCGTTGTCTTCCTCATATTCTAAAAGCGATACAGCTAATTCTGCGAAATACAGAGCAGATATTAGAGCAATTTTAATTGATGTTATAACGGAATTATTATATATTAGGAATTTGCAAACAGAAGTAAATGACCTTGAAGCAGACTCCCGTGATTCAATAAGGTACGCTTCCAATAGAGTAGATAGAATACTTAGCAAACTTCATGCACTGGGAAGTAATGTATTAGAAACATTTGAAGAGGGGTTAGTTTCAGGTAAATTTAGTGGGACTTTAATTAAGGATGGTAAACTAAGACTCGACGAAGCTCAGATTACGGCTGCCTTAAAATCTATTGATATACTAAAGGTTATTCCAGCTGAGTCTATTACTAATAACACCAAAGTTATTATAACTGGAGATCCCAATGTGCTAGGAGTTAGAGGGACAGGATCAGATACCTTATGGATAGAATGCATCACTCCCAGAAGAATTGAGCTTAATTGGATAGATAGACCATACTGGGAGTCAACGCAAGATTCTGGATCCTCTATTAGAATACAAGGACTATTGATTGCTATAGATATAGAATTACAGGACGCTATAACCCCTGCTGCTATTACGGTTAAAGGTACTGATGATATAAGACTATTCAGGGTTTATGCTGGAGATTCTTTTGGGGGTACAAGACTTTTATCAGCTAATGGAAATCCAGTAGAAGATGTAACGGCGAGTAATACCTCTTATGTGGATGATATTGTTTTATCATCTGACTCTGTATATAGTAAATTTAAATTACTATTAAATGTACCATATCCATTTAAAGAAATTGACGGAAAACAAGTTTATAAAATAGGATTACACAATATAAAAATATCTTCAGAAATAACTAGTGATTTAATTTCAGGAAGTTTTAGTACATTTCCATTTATTGCTAACAATTTATCATTATTCAAAGCTAAACTGTACGCAAAACAAAAATTATACCCAGCATCTTTTACAGAATATAGTCTATGTTTTTATACAGGCAAACTTAAACAAGAGATAGCTGTTTTACCAAAACGTACTCAAAAAGTTTATTCTCAATTAACATCTGATTCAGAAGGTAAGTTTACCTTACCTTTTCCTATTATTTCTGGGCCCAGTGCTGATGAGATGACCATTTGGACAAGTGATAATGTAGAAATAACGGATACTTTAGTGCTCGACAACAATGGATACGAAATACAATTAGAGAGCTATCCAAATACAACTGCTTTATTTGATTATTGGACATTCCCTTATACGTCTTATACAGGGGACAACACTACAGCCGAACACTGGACATCTCAAGATGACGTTCCTATAATTCAAAGAACTCCACCTTCATCAAATCCTGATAGAATGCTAGGAGTAGATGAAGGAATATTTGCAGGAACATATCTAAATAAAGTTTATCATGATAAAGCTGACGGAAGGATATTTCCGTTAGATCGAGTTCCTCATATAAATGTTCGTTATATGGATGGTCACGATACATTTGCATTTGAGGTTAATGGTGATGGAATCGGGATAGACGATATTACACCTTATCTTAATCCTCTTAATACTATTATATTCGACGAAGATGAGACCAAATTACAATTTTATTATAAAGATAGAAAAATATATACAAGTTTTAATATGTTAGATCCGGTAGCTTATTCTACTGCTAATGCTAATAATACTTTTCCTTCTATAAACTCTGTTGTAGTAAAGTATGCTACAAAAGCAGATTCTGTATCTTTAACAATCAAGTTATACGGAGAAGGTCCTTTAGTTGATATGTATAATCTAGAGCTTATAGGACTAGACTTAGGACTTGAATCCACATCAACATTGAGTGTTGGAGCAGACCCAGGTACTGCTGAAAGTTCTACTACGTCTGGATCGTACCAAGGGACATCTAGTGGAGGTTCTAATATGGCTGGATCCTATTAATGTATCACAATTCTAATACTAGTAATGTTGTAACTCCTGTAAATGGTGATCCTAAAGATTCACTTCAAGAAATAATTTTTATTTTGCCAAATGGCTCTATATGGACAGGTCCTGTACATAAGATGAATAAGAATGAGTGGATGACTGGCTCCTTTCATACTAATGTTTCTGTACCTTTGTTTGCTTATCAAACTACGCTAGATTTTCCAAAACAGGGTTCAGTCGCAACAAGCACTCCGTTAAACAAAGTTTTGGAAACCCTCGGTATACGAACAGAAGTAACAGAGAGTAACTTGCTAAGAATTGGTAACGTTATTACAACAGCTAGGTTATTATTAGAACAAGAAAATCAAGTTGTACATATTCTAGCTGATAAATTAGAACAATTTATATCAAAGAGCATTATACAAGAAGAAACAAATGGAAGTGGAAGTTTAACTGATAGTTTTTCTACGCCTTTTCAATTAGAATCCGATTCTCCTCAAAATTTAACCGAACAGATTAAATCTATTGAATATATTCCAAATAATGATGAGGATCACTTAGTATATTTTGGCAATGCAGAAACACTAGGGTTATCTGAAACATGGACTAGTTTAAAGACCAATTCGATTGCTGTTGATATGGTTTCTAGACGAAATCTATCCATAGAAACAATAGCTCAAACAAGCAGTGGCAATGGTGTGGATATTCCTTCCGAGGAGTTTAGAACTGTGCCTGATGGAGTCCAAAAAGGATTCAACGGACACTTAAAAATTTCAATGAATGGTTCCCCTTTTGTCAATAAAATTAAATTAAATACTCAGAGTGATGTTACCATAAGAAATATAAGATTTAATAGTGTAGAGTCCGACGATGAATTATCAGGTTCAGCATTTTCTGGAGAACTTAGTTTAGTTCCAACTGCCGCTGATATTATATATATGGATATAGATTTTGTTTCTCCAGTACCTTTTACAACTTATGGAATATACGATCAAGAGGAGAATGCAGTAACAGATTTAATTTTTATGCCAAATTCAGACTACAATATGGAGTTCTCTCCATCAGGATTAAATGCTATTTATGAAAGGTCAAGATTAATATTGGACCCAATATATTTATTATCAGAAACTTATAGGGATACAACTGAATATACTTTAGGAGACTATTACTGTAAAGGCGGGAGTTTAAAAAGTATTTATATGATTACCCAAGAAACTATTCCAGATGAATTTGAACCTGGAACGTTCATTAAATATTTTCTTATACTTAATGAAAAGGAATATCCTATCACTCCTCAAAATAAAATTGGGGATAATCCTTCTACATATGTACTTAATAGTACTCTGGGTAGTGAAATAAAAAACACACTGGTTCAAAAGGGGGATATGGCTTTCATAGAGGGAGATAATACAATAACATGGCAAATAAAGGTAATTTTAACCAGACCAAGTACTCAGACTAATATGACTCCCAGTTTATCTGCGATTAATTTTACATATACAACAACTAGTTATGATAATCTGGTAGAATAAATGTATAGCTCTAGACAACTACAGATTATTGAAAATTTAACTAGAGAGTTCCTGTCAGACAAAGGCAGATTACCCACTAAACAAGAATTAGAAAAACATCTTAATAGAACTAAAGAGTATGCTCCTTTTGTTTCTCCAAAAGTACCTTTGAAGAATGCCCTTAGTAATGCTTCATATATAACGAAAACTTTAAGAGACCTTTTGCTAGATAGTAATTCAATACAAGAATTAATCAAAAAATTAATAGGTAAAATTGAAAGAATATTAACAACTAGTAAAGCTGAATTAGAATCTATACAGAAAAGAGCAGCTAGATTACTAGAATTATATGAAAGTACTGATTTTAAAACTTCTATATATAATGATTTTCCGGGGGTACCCGATGAAGAATCTTATAATGTTCATTATGATGCGTCCGGTATAAAAATATTACCATCTACTAGCGAAGAATTAACTTATACTCATGGTATAAATAGCTATAGTGCTGATGGAACTAATGTAACTTTACAAATAATAAGTACTTCAAATCCATTAGCTGTTTTAGCAAATGGTGTATCTGAAGGGGCAAAAGGTATATCTATTGCTGTTTCTCTTAGTAATGCTCCAGTATATGTATCATCCATTTATATACAATGTGCTCCTATTACTATAGAAATATTAGTAAATAATATTTCTATAGTTACAAAAGATGTTATTGGAAGTGAAACGTTTATAATAGGAGATGAAGTAACTTCTTTAGAAATTCGAGCATATGATACAACCCCACAAGTAATGGTAACAATAGATACTTTTCAAATATTTAAATCTGTTTATGGAACAGACGAGGGTTTTGATACTGGAGTTTATATTTCTCCAAAACTAGATTTGGGAAAAGAGAATGGAAGAACTATTTTTTCTCCAAGTGTTTATATACCAGCAAATGCAGGTATAGTGTGGTATTATTCAACAGATTATGGGGTTTCTGGACCAAGTGCAGATTGGACTATTGTTGAAAAAGATGAAAATGAAGTAATGCATTTGTGGTGGAATTCTTTGGGACAAACAGGATCAATAATTAACACTACAAGTACCTCAGGTAATCTAGCAAATATAGCAAGCTTAGCTCAGTTAGCTTCGCCTGGAGCAAGTGGAGCAAGTGGAGCAAGTGGAGCAAGTGGAGCAAGTGTACCTTTTTCTATTTTAGAATATCAGGACTTAAAAGTACAAGCAGGACTTGGTAATATTATTTTTATAGCTGATGTGGATCTTAAATTGTATAGGTTTACTACACATATGGAGATAGACGAGGCAGGGTATCTATTTGAATTTACTAACCCAACTACAGATGAAGGAAAACTTATTACAAATGTAAGTATAGTGTCTTCAACATTTACACATAACGAAATAACAGGAAGTACTGATGTAGTATCAATTGAAGTTCCAGCAGGCAAACATAAGGTTAATATAGAACTACTTGAAGATGATAGATTTCTAGAAATGGTGAATAATGATGGTAATTTAGATTTTTCAAATATAGTAGATAAAATATCAAATAAATTTGGAGTTGAATTTAATCCTAGAAATATATTTAACAAAGATTATTTAGGAAGAACTCCTACTGTAAGTATACAGCCTAATACATTAACCGACGTGGATTATACAACTATTCACTACATGAGACCTCTGGATAGATTTAATTCAATGTGTATTTTACCTTCTACAATAGTGCAGGTAGAAAATTGGTCAAGTTCCCCCGAATTATATTCTATTGTTCCCATTTCTGATGTATATACAAAGAATGCCGAATATAGTGCCATAAAAGAAACTCACACATATGGAGGATCAGGCGGTAATTGGTATTATCTAAACGAGTTATACCATAGTCCAACCGGAGCTACAGGTATTGACGTCACTACATATGTTGGTTCTACTGGAGGTATTTGTTATGGATATGATAGTAATCCTATTCTTGATCCTACTACAGATCTATGTGCTAGTCATGATTACGATTTTCTAATAGTGCCAGATACTACTGCCTCCCGTCAAGATGAATTCTATTACAGAGGACTAGACCCAGTAGCTGTATTTGAATTAGAATGGTCTGCTAAACCTGGAGCTACTGCTAGTATTGCAGCGTCTAGTTATAATACAACAGACTATTGGACCTGTAATTCATGTGTAACAGGAGCTACGTTTTTACTAAGTAGAGAGCCTGATGAGGCTCCTACAGCAATAGAATCAGCTGGAATTACTTATGGAGTCACATATTCTGGTCCGACCGGACCTGGGGAAAATGGTGGAACAATACATTTAGCAGAAGCCCCTCTTTCTTCATCGATGACCTTTATCGTAGACTATGATGCTACTGCAAGTATTAGAGACCATGTTGCAGGTACGTCTCTTGTTATGGTACAAAATTTACCAGCATTTCCTGATGGAGCTACTGCCGTAGAGGGTCTAGAGTTAGGTATAAGTTTAACTGAATTTAGTGGAACTGAGGCTGCACCAGAAGATTTTACATTACATCATGATGTTTTTTCCGTTATATCTTTAGAATATTTGAGTGGGGAAGGGGTTACAGCTACTCTAACTGGCTGGACTAGTGGAGCAGAAGGAGCCATAGGTGGAGCTTTATTGGCTATAAATGGTCAGACTATAACAGTTAATACTCAAAATTTAACACTAGATCAAACTCTATTCATAACCTATGATACTATGGACTTATCACAAGGCTATCCTTTTGGTTTAAGTTACAATTATTTTAATCCAGTGTCTTATCATTTTTCGTATGATTACGTTGAAAAAGAGTATCTAACTGCTACTGAAATTTATGGTAGTACTGGAATGTTAGCGCATTTTTATGACATATCTTATTATATACCGGAAACGGATGATGATGGGATTTATTTAAAAGCAGTTATGCAGGGCACTGACTCAGAAACCCCTATAATAAGAAGGATTAGATTTAATAATGAATAGTAATAAGACAAGTAAAACTACAATAAGAAGTGGGTATCCTCTTGAGAGCGATAAGATGAATCAGACTATAGAACATTTTCTTTATGATATAGCAGTTATCTTATCAACCCCGATGCCTGGACTAATTAATAACGAGAGTATGGATTTGTATTTTGGTGCAACAGGTTATGTAAATGAATACGTAGAAAACCTAAATCAAAGTCAACTGGGTATCCAAAAGATAGGAGACCTCATAGAAAAAGACCATACATCTAATTGGAGACAAGTCTAATGAGTTATGATCCATTTGACTATGGCGATCAACTAAACCCTGAAAAGCTAAATAATAAATTAGAGCAAATAAATAAATTATTGTCTCGTGCCTATGTACACAATAATGAACTACGTAAACGAGTTGAAACTTTAAATATAGCTTTTTCTTTAGCCAATGAGGATTTAGCAGGGGCTACTATAGGAACCTCTACAGGTTATACTGAAGCTTCAGTAGGAGCGAGTGGTCATGAGGTAATTATAGGAGGCAAGCATTTTTCTGCTGATTATACCAGTACTAGTGTCACTGTTATAGACACCAACAACACACAAGACGATAACTATAGTCTTATTCTTTCTAATACCGATACTGTAAGTAGAATACCACTTACTCTTAATTTATTCAATGAGTTAGAGCCAAGCTTAGGAACTATATTAACGTCTTCTTTAGATGATTTTGATCAAACTAAACTCTGGACAATGTTAAGCCCATCTGCTGTTTGGGCAGATACTAGTGCTTCTGCAACGGGTACTATTTATATTGAAGTACCTGCTACTTTAACACCTTTACTAAATAGAATCACTATTAAACCTATCACAGGTACAGGATATAAACTACAGTATGAAGATTTTGGAGGAGTTTATCATTTTGTTGACCCAACCATGAGTAATGGCTATCATACTGGAATGAATACTTATCATATAGATGGAAGTAAATTTTCCGGTGTACTAGAGGTTATATTAAATGGTACTAATATATCTTCGTCTTACCATTATGGTCTCTCTACTATTAACATGGACTATAGAAAGTATGTAAGCACAGGGGATGCAACCATTGATCTTGCTCTAACTTCTAGTGTTGCTAAAAATTTAACATATGTAAATGCAAATTTTGAAGATAGTAATGATGTAGCTGCAGAGAATGCAATTATACGGATATCAGCAGGAGCAACGGGTGTAGCGTTTGACGATAATATTATATATGACTCTACTTATCATCAATATCCATTACTAACATCATCGTATCCTCTAGAGGATCATTCAAATACTATAGTAAATACAGTTTATATAAAAGTTACGTTAAAGCAGAAGACAGAGAATACGCCTGCACTTAAAGATTTAACTATAAGATATGAGGAGGTATAAATAAATGGCAAATGGTCCAGATAATAATGACCTATATCTGTTAGCTCTACTACTAAGAGAGGCATTAGAACAATCTTCTGCCATATCATCTGTTGATAGAGATTTAATAGCAGATGCTATCAATATAATAAAGAACTTAGAAAGTAAATTAAATAATTTAGCAACTAAATCATACGTGGATCTAAAAATAGGCAACGTAGAAGATATGTTAGGGCCTTTGATAGCGCAAATAGCTTCTATAACTACAAAAGTATCTAAAATAATGCTACCCGATACTCCGAGGTACTATTTAGAACAAAATGAAATTGATTTTATTAAAAAAAGTATGCCTCAAATTTCAAAAATGATGGTAGAATTAGAAAAGCTAAAAAATGATTTAATTATAAGTGCTTCACAGCAAAAGATAATCTAAAATAATCATGCAGGTTACGCTGAGAGGACATCATCGGGATACTTTCAAGCTTGCTCCCATAAATACACTAGAGGATGCTAGTACATTTATATACGGGGCAGTGGACGAAGATGGAACCCTTACACTAGAGCTAGAACTTATTGCTTGGAAGGTATGGATACGTCCAAGATTAAGTACTGTATTCAAGTTAGCCAGCGTAGATGTACCAGAAGTTCTTTACTATATACGAACTGCAAATCCCTTTATAGACTCACAAGGTGTAATTGACCTTGTACCTACAGCAGACCAAACTCTAATATCTATATTAGTGACAGATGCGTTCAATACTTTTCCTCATGTTCGTTTATATGATACCCTAAGAATAACTTTAATTCAAGATAACTTATATTTTGGAGGCCCTTCAGGGCCAAGTGGGCCCCCTGATCTTAGTGTTTTTACGTTTGATGGAACTGAAACCTCTATACCTATTATACACAGTGGTTCGACTCAAGACTTTAATTATACCATTGATTTATCAGGGCAATCATTTGAGTCTAATGGTACGTATGAATCTACTGAACTGTTAGATTATTATATAAGTTTAAGTCAAGTATCTGACAATCTGTTAGTTTTTCCGTCTGACCCCTTTACTATTGATAGCACAGATCCTACTATTACTCCAGGAAGTATTGCATTAACCAGTTCCTTTAGTACGGTTGCAACTAGCACTTCTACTCCTAGTGTACTTTTAATCACTGCTGGTGGTGCCATGGCAGATACACTTTCCGGAATGGCAAAAGTAAAAGCACAACCTTTTATAGGAGGTAGTGCTAATTATCAAGGAGCTTCTGCTGCGAACGTAGGATATGATCAATTACAAATATCATCACTTTCTTCTTGGGACGGACAGGCTTTATCTGAGTTAGAGGGATTTTCTGTTGTTGTTCATTCTTCTTTTTATAATACTACAGGTACCTGTACAATATCAACATCCCCTTCCCCCGCTGTAGTTGCTGGAAATCTTGAGATTACATGTGATGAAGCAGATGTTTTAGGGACAGGTGTTACATTTAGTAGCCATACTGTAGATTTTTATTTACTTCCACACGGTACCGTTGACGAACAAATAGATTATTGGGAGTATGATTTACAGTATGGAACAGGTCAATCCTATAATATACAACTTGATCTAGGAGTTCCATCTTATTGGATGA